GTTTTTATGAGGGGGAAGGGTGTATGTGGGGTGTTTGGAAAGAAATATGGGGGATGTTTTTAGGGGGTTTTGAGAGGTTAAATGGCGTAGATGTGGGGTGGAGAAACGTCTGGCTGAACTTGTGGTATAGAATTACCCGCTATAAAAAATATGGCTTTCCTGTTCATGGATTTACGTTTTTAGTAGGGGGCGAAAATTTAATTTTAAAGGCTCGAAAATAGGTATTTTCAGACTTTTAAAAGTCCAAAAAAGCACGTATTTATGCGGGTTTGAAGGTGTTTGAAAATATTTTTAAAAAGTTGATTTTTGGGGTATTGTGTTATTCTCTCACCCATGTATAGTATGGTTTGTCGGAAGGATACCGACGTAAAACAAACCACTTGCAATTCAATAGTTTTTGCCCCTTGTCGGGGGGCAGAGGGAAAACCGACACACCTTAGAGGAAAACTAAGGGGAAAAATAAAGCACGTACCTTGAAAACTTAACATTCTTTTCAGTGGTCGGCAAGTTCTGACCACTGGGAAAAACAGTAGTTCTTTTCGATACTACTAGAACCACTCTCCAAAGTGCTGGGATAAAAACGGTTTGGAAGCTGTAACATCTCAGTAACTGGAAACAAGAGTGATAGTTGGAACTTTGCCCAACATTCGCAGAACGTGGCAAGGTGTACGATTAGAGTTCTAGCAAGTCAAGAAAAATGAAATTTTTTCCAGTGTAAAAAACACTTTTGCGATTTTTCGCAATAGGTGTGAAAACTACCAAAAGAAGAAAAGAATAAGCAAGGCAGGGGAACAAAATAGAACGTATGTTCGGTTTGTTCTCATCCTAAAAAGTATCTTGTTCCAAGAAGTGCAGAACTTTGGAAGAGTCCCATGTGCCACATACACTACAAGTCTATGTGTGTGCGTGTTAAGTCTGCGTTGAGCTTGCTTGAAATGTTTTGCTTTTTGGGGACTGGAGTTTACACCAAGTGGTTCATAGTACGGACTAGGTGCGTACCAAGTCGGGCTTATCGGCTCGATAGTGAAGTATGCTACGCCTAACGTGACAAGTCCGCAACTCTTACACTTGTTCCATGCTGTCTGAAATAGTCCGACCGTATGAGAGTACGGCGGTATCGAGTACCACCATATCCCAAGAAGTGGTACGAGTACGCAATAACATTGCAATTGAGTTCCGTTTTGTGTAGTTCTGTAAAGTCTACCGTTGGTATGGTTACGGCTCGAGTTCTCGAGTTTTACGGTGCAATTCTGTTTCAACGGTTTTCTTGCACAATTGTGCAGGGTGTAACAATTTATATTTTTTTAGGGGTGCGACCGCACTCGGAATAGGAGATTATCATGGCAAAAACAACAACAAACAAAACAGCAACTACAACAACTTTCCCCCGTGGAAAAATGGACTTCACAAAACGTGACAAGGCGTTTTCTGCCCTTGTCGATAGCTATTGGTGTGACTACTACGAGGTAGCTAAACAGCGTGAAGCACTCAAGGCAGAGAAAGAACAGCACGAAACGGCTTTCTCTAACAAGGTTATCCTTGTACAGATGACAGCTGACAACACTAGAATTCTACCTAGCGACTACGAAAGTTGCACAACGATTCTCGAAAAGTGGGACTATATCGTAGCAAGCGGCATTGTGTTGACAGAAGAAGAAACGGACTATCTTGCCGCAAAAGTTCAGATGTGGAAAGAAGCGGACACAAAACTCCGTGAACTTAAGAATCCCGCTATTCCCGACACTTTCGGATTAAGTGGACTTTATGCCCAGTATTCCGCAATCTTTGAAGATAATAGCGGAGTAGCACAAGAAGCCTACAATGACGTTCTTGAACGCTACTTCTCTGCCCACGGAATGACACTGACACAATACGGCTTCAATGACTTGAATCGTGCTATCGGTAGTGCCAACCATAAAGACAAGGACTTCATGAAAAATGGTCTGTTCTTAACCAAAGTATCAGAACGTGTATTCAAGACTCGTTTTGTACAGTTCTTGTCTGACGGCTTCACTCGTGTTGGACTTCTTGAAAAGTCTAAAGCTATTCTTGCAAGTAATTGCGAGGATAGTAGCAAGGATTCAGCCCCTGCAAAGACTGAAACAACTCAAGAATCACACGACAAGTCCGCAGAAGCTCGTGCTGAGATTTTAGACAAAAAGTCTAAAGAATCAGCATCCAAGAAGCCTGTGAACCTTAACAGACTTACTAAAGGCGAGCTTTGTGAAATTGTCAAGAATGAAGCAGGCAATGTGGCAGGACTTGACAAAATGAAAAAAGCTGACCTTGTTGAACTTATCAAAACTAAAGGGTATGAGGTCGCTTAGTTTTTTTACACAAATAAATACCCCTAGTGGGTATTTATATAAGCCTGAGTGGGTACTCACTTCCAACACCTCCGAAGTGAGTACGTCACAGGGTTCGACTCCCTGTACAGGTTATAACTATCAATTTTGAATTGGGTACGATTGTGCCCAGAAAGGGGTATACCATGATGTATACAAACAATTCAACAAATGACACGATGCACGAAAACTACGTCAACAGCTTACAGGCAGACATTGACAAACTCAAAGCAACTCTGCCAATAATCACAGATGACTACAAAAAAGACCAATGTATTAAATACATTAAGGCTTTACAGGAAGAGAAACAGGAATGTAAATACGAAACCTGTGCACTCTGTGGTGGAATCTGTGACCGTTGTTACTACACAGAAGCCTGTGAACGCTACAACGGAACAGGAACGGAAACACCAGTAGTCCGTAATGGGTTTGTAATTGGATAAGGGGGTATATAACCATGAGTAAGAAAATTAAAGTAGCTGTCTGCAAAGGCAGACACGATATCCCACAGGCTACAGATGGGGCAATTTTTGAACAGACAATAACGGAAATGAATCCTGCTGGATTGTTTGCAAAGGCTAGTGAAAGATTGATACGTGATTATGAATTGATTACAGGTGACATGGTGCATTTGTATGTAACAGGTCTGACAATGGCAACATTGGCAGTAGTCAATGTTTGTCATTCAGTAGGTATACAGCTTGTGTGTCATCATTATGACAAGGAGACAGGGAAGTATATCCCACAGCTTATGCACTAAAACAGAAACCAAAAAGCACGGAATTATTTTATCTTCTGTGCTTTTTCTATGCCTAAGGAAAGGAAATCAAAATGAAAAAAATCAAAGCATTTTTAAAAGAGTGGGCAACAGTTCTCGTTGGAGTTGCTCTAATAGTCGCTTTTTATTTAATTGAGCCAAACACTCGCACAACCAATGGAACTTACAGCAACGGAACCATTGTAACTACAGACAACAACGTCTGGAAAGTAACCAACTACAACGGAATCAGCACAAAAGGAAATTATAAGGTATCTGTCAAGTTCGATACAAAAGGAACTGACAGTGTACTTGATGATGAAATTGTAAAAATCACAGAAATCAGATAGAAAAGAAAGGAAAAACAATCATGAAAAAATATATAGCAACATCACAGGCAATTAACTATGCAATAAAACACTTGTTAGACAGACCAGGGACATGGGCATCTGCGGAAACTGGAAAGATGGTAACTCGTTGGGATGATGAACTTAAGTTTGAATGTGAGTCAGATAAAGGAGTATTCTACACCGACAATATCATGGAAGCTGTAGATTGGCTGTACGCAGAGCAAGACCCATACAAAGAAGAAAGCAAGCCAGAATCAGAAGTAAAATTCTCAGCAGAAGCGAAACCAGAAATCACACGAGAAGATATCGAGGAAGCGAAAAGAGAAGTTAAAGGAGACCTCTTAGAACATTTGCAAACTTGTTTTGATAAAATGGCACAACAATCTTTAGAATTATACATAAACGATGGTGTAACTTATTGTAATGATATGTACTTAGGAGAATTGAAAGCTTTTGGAAAAGCTCTTGCACAGGTAAATGCCATTCTTGAAAGTCTATAGGAAAGGAAACTAAAACCATGAGAACAAAAAGAGAATTAATGACAGAAATTTTAGAAACAGCTTTGATTAAATCTGTAAAGTCACCAGATTACAGTCAGGTATTCTTTAAAGATGAACATGATATTCTTGTGCATCAAGGAGTGATTGGCTACGGGAAGCCAAATGAAAAATGTGACAGAATATTTAGTCCATGGGAAATTGAAGAAGCATTAGATTGCTTCTTAGAACATGACGAAGAAGAGAACTATGAGTTGGAAGCAAAAGCAGATGAAGAACAATCAAAGCTTACAATAGCCGTGGAAGAAGCGAAAAAGGAAGCGAAGATTGAAGTTTTGACAAAACTAAAAGCACACTATGTAGATTCACATAATGAATATTCAGAAGCTGATGACGATGCTTATAGAGCAGTCATTGGAATGACTATATACGGTAAATGCATTCAAAGCATTGAAAAGATGTTAGAAGAATTAAATTAATTTACGAATCAATACATAGAGGGGTAGTAATTTGATATATATCTAGTACAAACTGTATATATTTGTAGCTAGAAAATCAGCCTTAGATAGCCAGCAAAGGAAATCTAAGGCTCTTTTTGTATCTATAAATATATTAATTCTTGTGGATGCACAAGAGAAAGGAAGAGCCTATGGGATTAACAAAAAAAGAAATCTGTGAACGTTCAGAAACCATTGCATATTACAGTGGTTATTGTGGCGTAGAAGTGAAACAAATTACCTATGGAATTGAAGACTACATGTACTGTGAGTCTGGAGCTTGGGGTGGTGGTAAGAGCTATCACAAACTGAAAATCCAGACAGACATCAAAGGAAATATGTTCGTGAAATTACACGGATATAGACTATTTTTAGATGAATTCATTCGTACAGGAAAGGAACAGACAAAGCTATGGGAACTATAACATCTTTAACATTGTTTGAACAACAGTGCATGGAACAAAAGATATTCAAACTGAAAACATTAGAAGAGTTTGGTCATGCAACTTACAAAGGATTTACACTTCGCAATGGATATAGATATGGAATCACAGAGGAAGACGGAATCCATGTTGCGACTTCAAACTGGCAGCAAGGGAACTTCATTTATATGTACTTCTACAACGAATTAACAAGCCAGTGGGAAGGATTATGGATTGATTTAGAAGACGTAGAGATTGTGGAAGAGAAAGGGAATTGAGATGACTACCATAAATATTATATTTATTGTATTAGGAACATTAGGGCTAATACACATGAACAAGATAAATAAAACAATTGTAAGAGAAAATAAATTATTAGAATCAGAAAATGAGTGGTTAAGAGGTAGGTATGAATACTATAAAAGTCATTGTTTGGAATTATTAAAAGAGTTACGTCACTCTTATAGTACGAGTATTTCAAAAGACCAAGAAATCATAGAAGCTGTCAAGTATGCTATGAAAATGTCTCATCCAGACAACAATGGAAACGCAGAAGACTTTATGAAGTTCAGAAAACTTTACAAAGAAATAGCAGAATAGGAAGTGAAACATATGTGGAAAATTGGAGATAGAGTAATTGTTGTTGAGACTCCAGAAGAAAAGAATATTTGGAGATTAAATATTTCAGCAGGCGACAAGGGAACCACTATAGTCAAAAGAGATGGTCAGTATTTAATCCAATTTGATAAGGATATTGGTGGGCATGATGGAGCTTGTGAAAAACCACTAGGTAAAGATGGTCATTGTTGGTGGTTGTATGAAGAACATTCTTACCTTGCAAGTTGTGCCTTAGAGCTTAAGTGTAAGTGGATTCCAAGGAAAAGAAACAACAACTTCTACTAAAAGAAAGGCAAGGTAAACATGAGAGAACTTAAACTTGAAGATTGTAAGGTTGGGATGACTCTTAAGCTAAAGGAAGATTGTCCTTTTAGAAAGTATTGGAAAATAGATCCTAAGGAACCGGTAAAGTGCATTGTCCTAGAGGTGGTCGGGAGTCGAATAGATAGCATTTTTGTAGATATCTACTATAAAAATGGGCGAAAATGTGTCCCGAGGAATTGGTATTTCTATACAGAAGATTCAATAATAGAGGCTAACGGTTATGAACTAATCTCAAAGAACTTAGAGTATCCGAACAAGCGAAAGAACAATTATTACTAAGAGGTGTAATATGCAGAAAGAAAGAGAAATTCAATTTAAAGATTGTCATATTGGCGATGTTTTTAAGTTAGATAGACGCTCGCCATGGGTTATGGAATGGATAATGGAATCAAATAGATACATCCCTAGAGAAGAAATCACAGCAGAGATTGTACATATGATAAATAATGGTGACGTCAAAGAAGTTGGGATAAATGTTTATATAGGTAAAGCTTCATATGTTCATTATGATACTTCTTATCTCCGAGAGGGAAGTAGGTATAAGGAAGACAATCTTGAAATGAATCTTAAAATAAAAAATCGTATCAAAGCAGGAAGAAAGAACAATTATTATTAGGAGTGGTTATATGAAGACAAAAGAAAGGGGAATTCGATTCGAAGATTGCCATGTTGGAGATGTACTTAGGTTAAAAACAAGATGTCCTTTTGTGGACTATTACCTTATATCTGAGGGAATTGCTGTAGCAATAGAAGATAAGGTTACTGCAAGAGTAGTTCATAAAGAAAGAGATACTCTTGCAGTAGTGATATATGTAAATGGAAAAAGATGTGCAACAGATTGGGATTGTTGGCTTGCAAGTAGTTCAGTTTTTCGTGCACATGTTTTTCATATTAATGTCGATTCAAAGATTAATCGAAAGAACAACTATTATTAGATATAAGAGAAAGGAAAATAAGGCTATGGGATATTTTAAAGTAGGAGATAGAGTAGAAGTAATAGGCATCTATGGGCAACTTCCTGCCTATTATGAAGAACAAATAGAGATAGGTTCAAAGGGAACTATAATTACTGTAGATTGGTATGGTATTGACGTAATATTTGACGACCTTAAACCTTATAAAGAGCCATCAAAGAACTCTCTGAATTTTGCTCCAATGTGGGATGATGATAAGAATAGTGAAGAATTTATTGATTCTGATATCCAAGGGACTGTTATTTTAGGCAAGGAAAATGCACCAAGAACAGAGGTTCAAGTGAAATCTATTAAAATCAAAGATCGGACTATTATAAGAGACAATAACGGAGACCGCTTAGATGTAGAAATTATTACAGATCAGGGGAAGATTTTGGGAAGCACTTGTAGATGCTACAAAGGTTGCCACAATACTTGGGACATAACCAATTTAATAGGCAAAAAATTTCAAGGTATGAATGGTTTACTTCGTTATTTAATTGTGGAGCAGAAAGGAAAATAAAAGTGAAAGATAGAGAAATTCGGACAGGAGATAGAGTAGAAGTTATTAAAAGTCATAACGAGGATTCATGTATTGATCACTATGCTCCTGTAGGGCTTAAAGGAACTGTAGTTTATACAGAACCGAGACGTTTGACAAGGCAAATAGCTGTTGAGTTTGATAAGTCTTTTAAAGAAGGACACGGTTGTAGTGGAAAAGTAAGAGGTAAGCGAGGGCAGTGGTATGAATATTATTCGCATTCCAGTATATATTGGAAAGATTGCTTAAAAATCTTATCCAAAAAGAAAAACAACTATTACTAAAGGTATTTCAAAATCAGTGGAGTGATTTTTGTTAATACATAAAGAAAGGCGGGATTTATTCCCGTCTTTTTTTAAAACAGAAAGGAAATTAAGATGAGTAAATTTAGATTTTTAGATGAAAAAGAAACAAAAGTGTTGTTACAGGTAACAGAATGGTTAGATAATCATTTCTTTAGTCAAAAAAATAAATTCGATGAAAAACATTTTGAGGAATACATGAGAGTAATCATTGACAACACAAGGGAAATGTACGAAGCGGTATACATCTGTGTGAACACAAAACCTGTAACTGTAATGATTTATGACTATGTGCTTGACATTATTATTACTGATGCACGAGTTGACAAAGAAGCTAGAGAGATTGTAGAGATTGCCTTTACAACTTGGTTAATAAATATGACAGATAAACCATTTGAAAAGATTTTTGGATGGATGATTGAAGAAAGTTACAGACTAAGAAAAAGGAAGAGAGGATGAAGAAAATGAAGATGATGAATAGATTTGAAACAGTAATGAAGTTAATTTGTTGGATTGTAGCAGTGACATTGGCGTGGATGCACGTTTCAATTGTTGCAGTGATTGCACTTGCATTAGTTGGAACTTTTGGAAGTGAGGTTGATTTGAGTGCAAAGTAAACAAATGGGAAGGCAAGTATGTTTTGAAGATTGTCATGTAGGCGATGTTTTTGGAATAGATAAAGATAGTCCTTATGTACGTAGAAAAAGATTAATTGTAGACAGCTTATATGATCTTGAACCATCAGATGTATTAAAGGCAAAAGTTATATATGTAGACAAAGAAGATTCCTCCATTCGCATAAAGGTTTATGTAAATAATGAAGAGACTCCAAGATTTTCAGGTTGGCTTTACTCTTTGGTAAACAATTCAGGAACATTACTACATAGGTCAGATTTGCTTATTGAGAACAATCTCAGATTCTTGTCAAAGAGAAAGAATAACTACTGGTAAAGAGAGGTGTAAGGATGGAAGAGAAAAGAGAAGTATGCTTCGATGATTGCAAAGTTGGCATGTTTTTTAGGATTGGTAAAGACTGTCCATGGATGTATGACAATGAGTGGATAGATGGTTTTGATACATTGACAAACGCAGATGAGTTAAAAGTTAAAATTATTGATAAAGACGCTGATGACAGCAGTGTTGAGATAGAACTTTGGGCAGATGGTCAAAAGACACATATAACAGATTGGCTCTATCAGTTTGAAGACGATCCAGAAGACAGAATTGGAAATAACCTTGAGTTTATATTAAAGAGGAAAAATAGAAAAAATAACTATTGGTGAGGTGGTGTAAATGGATAATGAATTAAAAATTGGAATGAAGTTCTTAGAAGTAAAAACCGGAATTGTCTGGAAGCTTACAGATATGAATTTTATACAAGAAGGGTTTTATATAATAGACAAATCATTGTGTTTTCAAGCTGTACGTATAAATACAGACGAGGATGATGTATGGAGAAGTACATCGTCAATGATACCTAAGACAATGCTCGAAAGAAGATTGAAAAAAGGCGAATGGAAACAAATAAACAATAGAAAAAACAATTACTATTGATTAATAGTAGAAAGGACATATTATGGAGGATTTAAGATTAGTAACAACAGAAGAATTTAATGGAGTTGATTGCAACTTTTACAAGGCAGATAGTAACATGTGGATGACCAGAGGGCAGATTGGTAAAGCTTTAGGATATCACAACCCAAGGATTGCGATCGGAAAGATACATACTGCACATAGAGATAGACTTGATCCACTTTCAGTTGATACCAATTTAGTATCTACTGATAGAAAAGAATATTCTACTTATATATATAATGAAAGAGGTATCTTTGAAATCTGTAGATGGTCAAGACAACCAAAGGCAAATGAATTTATGGATTGGGTATGGGACATTATAGAAGCATATAGACGTGGAGAATTCCAGAGAAAGCCTAGGGAAACAGCCATTACACCTGTTGAGAAATTCTTAGATGGAATGCAGAATATGTTCTTAGAAATGAGAGAAGAGAACAAAATATTCAAAGATACTGTGTTGAAGATTTTAGAATCTCAGCAAGGACAGGAAGTACAAAAACCTGTTGAAAAACTTGAAGCTCAAGAGAAAACTGTTAATCAAGTAAAAACAAAACCAGCTGTTAAGCCAGTTGTTAAGATTGAAAACCCTAGATTAGACACTTGGAAGTTCGAAATTGGTGCTAAAGCAGCTTATATTGTTTTTAATGGAAATGAATATAAAACAAAAGGAAAAGTATTCTCAGCATGTTATTCAAAAATGAAGAATGTGTATGGAATTTGTTGGTTACAGGAAAATAAAGAATACAGAAGAGCTTTCGGTTTAGAATCTCAGAGAGGTAGATTAAGTACTTTAGATGTTGTATTCAATGATGAAAATTTGAAAGACCTGTTTGACAGTATTCTTGATGGAATATATGAAAACACAAAAAGAAAAGCTATAAAGAAAAATACGGGAACCAATCCAGAAAAAGATTGGCAATATTATAAAGAAAAGATTCAAAAACTTTGTGAGCAAACAGGCAACAAAAGTTTAGGCGGAAGCTCTATTTACTCAGGAATCATTAGAAAGATGGATGTAGACTGGAGCAAGTATGAAACAAACAAAAAGAAAACTGAATTAGTTAGAAAGTATCCAGAGTTATTTGCAGAGTTCTCTAAGACAGCGGATAAGTATTTAGAGGAGAAGTTAAATGAGTATTAAAATTTTAGGGCTTCGTCAAGATTGCTACAAAGTAATCATTGATGGAGTCCTTTTTAAATTCCCAACAGAACAAGAGTTTTTGGAATTCCTAGAGGAGATTGAGATATGAGTTTTAGATTTGAAGTAGGTCAAGAGTTGGAATTACACAATAACTTGACGGATATGAAAGTTTACATGAGATCGGGAACGGTTGTTCGTATCTTAAGTAGAAAAACAAGAATGGATCATACACAAGAGGTTGAGAGAAATCGTTACAAGATTGCATATGAATTTCATACAAATTTTTTGAAAATTGGAGATGGTTGTTGCCACTCTGGAAAAGACTTTGTCTGGGAAGAAGATTTAATTAGAGCTGTCGGTCAACGGAAAAATAATTATTATTGAGAGGTGATTAAAATGTGGAAAGTTGGAGATAGAGTCGTAATTATTCAAGATACTAGGAGACCTTTAAAATCCTTTGTAGGCTTTAAAGGAACTGTTAACTTTGTAGAAGAGGATGGGATAGGTGTAGCTTTTGACAAATATGTAAACGGTCATATGTTAGGAGGGAGTTGCCAAGACGGTCATGGATGGTATTTGTCCACAGACGGAGAGAACGAAAACGAAGCCGGAGCAAATGGAGTAAGAGTCAAGAAAATTAACAACAGAAAAAATAATTATTGGTAGGTGATAGGAATGTGGGAAAAAGGTACAAGGGTTAGAATTATAAAATCAAATAGATCTACAACACCAGTTGGTATCATAGGTACTGTGGTTTACATACGTAAGGATAAAAACGATCGTTTTATAGTAGAGTTTGACGAACCTATGGATGGGAATGTTATGACTACTCTTTATAATTGCAAACCGAACTGCTGGTGGTGGTTTGATAGTGTTCCGGGGAGAGTTGTTGAAACAGATGGCATAACAATTGAAAAAATAGGAAAAAGAAAAAACAATTATTACTAAGGCGGTGAGAACGTGTGGAAGATTGGAGATAGAGTGGCTGTTACAGACTTGGGCAAAGCCTCACAAGAGGATTTTGGAGTTGAAATAAAGGTTGGATATAAGGGAACTATTATCAACTTTTTAAAGGTTGCTGCTCCATGGAGTCCTGATGAGATAATTAAATTCTTAGTAGAGTTTGACGAATCTATGGGTGGACATAGTGGAAATGGTGCCGGTAAAATAAGTGGGAAGCCGGGACACTGCTGGTGGATGCGTGGGAACCAAAATAGTAATTTAATCAAATGGCCAGATGGTCGGGATTGTGAATCACCATTAATATGTAAGAAAATCATGAAGAATAGGAAAAACAATTTTTATTAAAAGCACAGGTTTTACTTGTGCTTTTTACATTGTATAGGATGACCAAATATTGGTTGTCTTATAGAGTGTAAAAAGCTCTAAATTACATATCTAAAATACATAACACTGCAAATTAATGGCTAGGGCAGGATCGTGTGTAAGAGATACATAGCTACAATAATATTTTATAAAAGAAAAGGAGAAACAAAATGAAAGTAGTAATCGCAGAAAACAGATTAGAGGTAGTAACAGGAATCAAAAAGGCAGACTTCGACAAACAGGTAACAGACATGACTGTTAAAGACGACAAAGGAAATGTGACATTTAAGTTAAAAGTTGGAGAACAGCCTAACATTTCAGTACTTGGTTTAACTTGCAACACAACTGTTGACAAAGAGTTAGCGGTAACAATGATTCTTCCAATGGAAACAGATGTTGAAGAAATCAAAATCAAGTATGGTAAGGCTTTAGTAGCAGCTGAAAAGAATCTGAAAGTAATTGCTGACAGAATCGTAGCAGATACAGAAGCAGTTGATGAAATCTTTGAAGGCACAGAAGAAACAACAGAAGCCTAGGAACAGCCTTGAGTAAAGGTAAAACAATATAATCTAATATTAATTCATTCACTTATAGGACGTCTCCCAAGGGCGTCCTTTTTAGTTACACATTTACATATTCAGGAGATTAAAAGGAGAACAAAATTATGATGATCAATGTAACATTAGCAACAACAGCAGGTAAAAGTCTTGTAACAGTAGAAGGAAACCAGACTCCATCACAGGTACTTGAAGAGAACAGCGTAGCAACAACAGGAGCTACTGTATCACTCAATATGAGACCACTTGCAGATAATGAAAAAGGTAAAACTTTTGAAGAATTAGGATGCACGGATGGTGATTCCGTAATGTTATCAGCAGTTGTAAAAGCAGACTCAGCAATGTAGTAGTAAATCAAATTAGATAGTAAATATTGAAAATCATAACGCCATGGGAAGTAATAAATTAGATGGGACAGGATGATTTGAGATTTTACATATAAAGAAACTTAAAAAAATCAATGAATTAAAAAGGAGAACAAACATGAAAGTATCATTAAAAGAAAACGTATTAGAAATCAACACAGAAATCGCAAAAGCTGACTTTGACAAGAAAGTAAGCAACATGACAGTAACAAACAAAGATGGTGTACCAACATTTGTTTTACGCTGTGGAAGAGAGGGAGAAATTTCTCAGTTAGGACTTACATGTAACTCTACAATTGATAAGAACTTAGCTGTAACAATTGTGTTGTCTCCAGAAACAAAAATGGAAGACATCAAAGTTGAATATGGTAAAGCCCTTGTAAATGCAGAAAAGGGATTAAAAGTCCTTGCTGGGAGAATTGAAGCCGATACGAAAGCTATTGATGCGATTTTTGCGGAATAGAAAGTAAAATAATATCTAATGTAATTTCACAACAAACATGGACAGCCAACCCAATAAGTCCTACGAGTAACTGTTAACCAAGCAAAATATTTTCTCTTTCGACTCAAAAGCTTTGCATGTAGGGGTTGGACAGCAAAGCTTTTGTTTTAGTAACTATAGAACACAAGTATTAAAAGGATATAAAGGAGAAATTTATTATGATGATCAATGTAACTTTAGCAACAACAGCAGGTAAAAGTCTTGTAACAGTAGAAGGAAACCAGACTCCAAGTGAAGTGTTAGCTGAAAATAATGTAGCAACAACAGGAGCTACAATCTCTATGAATATGAGACCATTAAGTGTAGCTGAATTAACTGATACATTTGAAGAGCTTGGATGTAATGATGGTGATTCTATCATGTTATCAGCTGTAGTTAAAGCCGATTCTGCTTTCTAGTTCTAGCAGGTAAAGAGAGAAGAACATGAAGAGCGTAGGTGTCATAGCCTACGTTCTTATTTTTTACTTATTAATTATATTCATAAGAAAGGAAAATACATTATGGAAGAAAGAAAATTTAAAACAAATGACTACGTGGTAGTAAAGAATTGGGATGAATTGGTTGAAGAATATGGATTGGTTGATCCCGAATCTGTTAGAGAACAGATGAGGAATGATGAGGATTGTTATTGGTCAGAAGAAGAGATTAATGAATACAATCCAGAAATCATTAATGTTCCATGGGGAGCAAGAAAAGCAATGATTGATGAACTTGTAACTATGGGATTGATGAAAGTTAAGGAATATGGAGAAGATGGAAGTGTCCAGCTGGAAAGCGATACTTACATTGACAGTATTATCCCAGAAGAGATTTTACAGCCTGTAAGCGAAGATGAGGTTAAGAATTATATCTTTTGGCTTAATAAAAAAGATGATGATTTTGTAATGCAGGACTATGATTTTACTCGAGCAAATGGATTATTAAGTTATGTAGGATTGGTCAATGGAAGTATTGATTTTATCGGAGGAAACAAAGGTAATGAATTAATTGCTTATTTCTATGCAGCATCAATTTTAAGATCAATTGATTTTAATGAGGGAGTTACAGAATATCTAAGCCATTGTCATGAAGTTGGTGTTCATGCATTTGACCATTTTTACACTGACAGAAAATCACATTTGCAGGTTGTAGCGATAAAAGATGTTTCTGAGGATAGAGAAGAAGAACTTGTTAATATGTGGGCAGAAAGAGGCTGGGAAGAAGTTGAATTCCACAACGATAAAGTTTTTAAGGTGCTTACTCATCCTGAGCAGAAAGGAACCACAATTTTCTTAAACGGAGAAAAAGAAGATTATAAAAAAGACTTTGAAGCTTATGAACTGATCATGCAGATTGTTAGCCATGTTTATGGAGATACAATGCAGGATGTTTTAGAAGTTGTTAGCAATAGAGATAGATCAGAAGCTATGAATATGATTCGTGATATTTTCTCAGAAGCGGATAAACAATATGTGAAAATCAAAAACAAAATTAATATTGAAAACTTCCTAAAGGTTGCATCTAAAGGTCAGCAGAAACATTTAGAACGAGAAGTTCAGAATAATCAGGACAGAGTTAATAGCTATAAAGATAATCTCAGACACTCTCTTAAAACATTAAGAGAGTCACAAGAAAGACTCTTCGGATATTTACATATGAAAGATGATTCCCAGTTCAATGAAGTAAGAGAAATGTTAAACATGATGGGTGATGATTTAAGTGATTTTAGGTGTGATCCTAACGGTGATTGGTTTAGCTTTGCAATCGTTCAGCCATTGTTATATTGGGATGATGATATTTACGAAAGAAACTTTGATGATGAATACTTTGAAGAAGAGGCTGAATATGAAAAGACGAAAAAAGTATTCGACAAAATCTTTAAGACAAGAGAATACACTTTGTATCTACAGCAGGCAATAATGATTGACTTGGTCAATAATAAACCAGTTGCAATGAGAGATTATAATTACACAAATGATATGTATATTCCTAATCCACATTTCCATGAGTTTAACTGTTGGGGAGCAAATGAAGCAAATTTAATTGAAGCGATTTCAAACAGAGATTATATGTCAATTTTCAATCTTGTTAGATCAGCTGTCGCTGGAATTTCTTTATATGATACTTCTGTAGTAGGAGCTTTCTTTAATTATTGTGAAGACAGATTTACAAATAAAAAATGTCTTAAAGTTCCAGGAAGAGAAGAATTTATTTCATTCGAAGAAGCAAGAGCATTGGAGGATTAAAAAATGAGAAAAATTAGAATTGAAGAATTAGATGCACAGAGATTAGTACAAGAAGTGATAGCGAAAGCTATCACTTCTATTGGTTTAACCCCAGAAAAATTACAGATGGAAATTAATCCTAATGTAAAACTTAAAGAAGAAGAGAAAATTGAGATTGCTTTTTCAGAAATGGCAGAAAAGAAAATGTATTATCTCATTCACGAATGTGAAAAAGAAATTGGTTGGCATGGACTTGTCAGTCGAAGCGAAAATGGATTCTATGTAGAAGACATTATTGTATTCCCACAGGAAGTTACAGGAGCTACTGTAACATCAGATGATGAGCTATATCCAACTTGGATGCTTAGTCAGCCAGATGAGATTTACAATAAGATTAGATTTCATGGACATTCACATGTAAATATGGCAACAAGTCCAAGTGGTGTAGATGATACGTATCAGGAGCAGATTATTCAACAGTTTATGTCTAGTCCAGTTGATGAAAATAATTTTTACATATTCGGCATTTTCAACAAAAAGGGAAGCTATTGGTTAAATATTTATGACATTTATAACAATAAATTTTATGAGACAGATGATATCAGTTATGTTTTCTATCAGTCAGATGAACAGGCATGGGCTAAAGAACAGATTAAAGAGAATGTAAAAGAAGAAGTAGTTGTAAAAACAAGTGGATATTATTCTAATGGATATGGTTACAGAGGCGGTGGATACGGAACAGAAGAGCTGTATGATAGTTGGAAAAAGAACTATGACAAAAATAAAGGCAAAGAGAAGCCAAAAAAAGATGAAGCAGAGTTGCGAAAAGAATTAAGTGGAGCAATTATTGCAGATTTAACACCTCCAAAATGGCATAGTAAATGGAGTAAATGTTTACAGAGGATGATCAGCTGTGATGAAAGTCTTGATGATTTAATTGAAGAGTATTGTATTACTTATCCAGATTATAGTGGGACAAAGAAGAAATAAAGGAGAATGATTATGAATACAAGTAAGGTTTTAGAATTTTTTGATGCACAGACATTAGTTAAAAAACCAGTTCATGTAATTGGATGTGGAGCAATTGGTTCAAATGTCGCAGAACAGCTTACAAGATTAGGAGTCTCAGTGATTCATCTCTGGGATTACGATCATGTTGAGCCTAAAAACGTAACTAATCAGATGTTCTTTGATGGGGATATCGGAAAAGCTAAGGTAGATGCAATTGAAAATTTGTGTAAGTTAATTAATCCACAGATTAAAATAATCAAACACGAAAGAGGGATTGATAATCCATATATTCTTACAGGATATGTGTTTTTATGTGTAGATAATATTGAGCTTAGAAAGAAAATCGTAGAGGCCAATAAGTTAAATCCAAACTGTATTGCGTTCTTTGATTTTAGAATGAGACTTACAGATGCACAGCATTATTTTGCTGATTGTTCAGTTAAAGAACAGGTTGAAAACTTAATTGGAACCATGAATTTTACCCATGAAGAAGCAGCTGCAGCAACTCCTACAAGCGCTTGTGGAGTGGAATTAAGTGTATGCTATACAGTTAAGAATATTGTTTGTTATGGAATTGCAAATTTTGTTAACTTCTGTTTAGGGAATGAACCAAAACAGATGATTATTACAGATATGAAGACAATGGATGTGACAGTATTCCCTATGTAAGAGGTGATGACGTTGAAAGAAGAAAAATATAAAGTCGTACCTAAAAATTATAAGGGGGTTGTAAGACTTAAGCCAACAATAGCACGTTTCCGCCCTTATTACCATGCGTATGTTAAGTTGGAGGAGGGCTATCACTATACGGGTAATCCAGATCACACAGTGTACGTTGAGTTGTACAAGACTTATCAAGATTTAACAAACAATGGTAGGTGTATAAGGGAAGGCCTTATAGAAGAAAGAAGCTTATATGTTCCAAGAGAACGTAAGAATAATTATTGGTAGGTGAGAATATGTGGGAAAAAGGTACAAGAGTTAAGATAATAGGGGGAGCAAAAATCGGCATAGGGGGGACAGTGGTTATTGACAACGCAGAAAACCATCTCAATGACACTAGAGATCGCTTCTTAGTAGAGTTTGACGAATCTATGGGTGGACATAGTGGAAATGGAGCTTATAAAGGAAAACGGGGACATTGTTGGTGGTTTGATTATTGCTTAGAAAAGGTTACTGCTACAGATGGTATAAAGATTGAACGAGTTAAAAGGAAAAATAATTATTACTAAGGGGTGATCAGATGTGGAAAGTTGGTGACAAAGTAGTAGTTACTCGTGGAATTAAAGCTGGTAGCGTATTTGAGACTAAAGCGAAAGGGACTGTCATTGCTATAGATGCGGAATTTACAATACCCGTATTGGTTGAAATAGATGGAACAGGAACAAGTATGTGGTTCTATGAAAATGGTGATGATTTAGTTTGGGGCGGCATTGCTTGCACACGAGCGAAAAAGAGAAAAAACAATTATTATTGAGAAAGGATGATGACAGGTGTTTAAGGTTGGAGATAGGATCGTACTAACAGAAGAAAGCCGTCGACATTGCAATATATTTGATGAACATCCGGGAGATATCGCAACGGTTATTGGAGTTTCGCAAGTAGCAAGTGGGCTTGTTTATGATTGTGTTTTAGAATTTGATAGACATATTGGTGGACATGATGGATTAATCGATGCTAGAGGCAAGAACGGTCATTGTGTTATCTATTATTTTTCTTCAACACAGTGGGATAAGTATTTTAGGAAAATCCAAATCAAACGTAAGAATAACTATTATTGAGAAAGAGGTGATCGTATGCCAGAGGATGTAAAGTACCGTCCAGTTCCTAAAGGATATAAAGGTGTTTTTAGACTAAGAAAAGATATAATATCCTTAAACAATGAATTTTATGGGGCATGGGGCATTATAGACGACAAATTTTTAATCGATGAAGATTATTACAATGAAGAAAATGAATTTAAGGGAGATCCTAGTCATGTAATTCGAGCAAGTTTTTACCCTAGCCTTTTAGATCTGCAAAGAGGTGAAAATCTTATTAGAGAAGTAGGAAGAGTGTCTGGGACAGAAAAGTGTTGTTATATTCCTTTTAAAAGAAAAAATAATTACTATTAAGAAAGAGGTGATCAAATGGAGAATGATGGTAAATATCCTCCAGTACCTAAAGGATACAAGGGTATTTTTAGAGTTAGACCTGATATGATAGAGTCAAATAATGTGTTCTATGGAGCATATGGTATTACAGGAAAAGGTATTATAGAAGACAGTGATTATTTAGAAGACCAAGGAGAATTTACAGGAAATCCACATCATATAATTAAAGCCATTTTTTATCAAACCTATGAAGACTTAAAGAGCAGAGAATGTATGATACAGGGAAGGCCTGTTAAAATAAGAGAATGCTTGCTTTATCCAGTATCCAACAAGAAGAACAATTACTGGTAGGTGGTTTAAGATGATAGAAGCAAAAGATATTAAAGAGGGTATGAAAATTAAGTATGAAGGCTGGGAATGGACTATAACAAAAGTGTTTGCAAAATATAATAATGTCTTGGATCTTCGGAATGGTTATACTAAAAAAATCATTGATCAAGATAGTTCATTGATTTGGATTGAAGCATCGAAGAGACGCTTTGTGCCTGAATCAATGACTATGGAATGGTTCTTTAAAGAACTGAAATATGGAACAATAAAGATTTTAAATCGTAAAAATAATTATTATTGAGGTGATATGATGTATTTAGAAGACATTAAAGTTGGTCAGAGAGTGAATTATCGAGGTCATTCCTATACAATAACTAAAAATGTTGTAAAGCGATGGAAAACAATAAGCCCCCATTCCTTATATTCATACATTAAGATAAGTACAAATTATTATAGATCACGAATGTATTTCCAAAGAGTGGAAGACAAAAGTGAATCAGTTGACGGATTTTGGTTATTATATGACGAGATTGAAGAAAAAATGGATCGAGGGCTTATTAAATTTTTGAACATGTCAAAGAAAAATAATTATTATTAAAGAGGGTGTTACAAAGTGAACGAGATCAATAAAAGGAAATTAGAACTGTTCATGGATGATCAGCTATGGAGACAAAATATCACACATCAGCAAAGCAAAGGTGTACATAGAGATGTATTAAGAATTGTATGTGATCCAGAATACAAAGCACGGCTTTTAGGAATGATCTGGGATGGTAATTACAAAATTGCACCTCCGTATGTAGTAGAAATTCCTAAAGACAATGGAAAAGTAAGAGAAGTGTATGTTAATCAGCCAATTGACAGATTTGTTATGACACAAATCAATTATGTTTATATGCAATTATATGGTCATATGATTCATCCAAGATGTGTGTCTTATCAGAAAGGAATTGGAGTTAAAAATATCGTAGATGATATTTGTATGGAGCTTAAGAAACATCAAGGAGCTGTTGGGTATAAGGTAGACATTAGTAAGTATTTTGACAGTGTAAGCCGTGAGGTACTTAATGAAATGATTGATAAAATTGATACAGGAAGTCCTATTGATCAGATTGTAAGAGATTATTATATGGATGATTGTATCATTGATCAGAAAAGAAATGTTATTGAGAAATACAAAAGTATGACTCAAGGTTGTGCAGTGTCTACATTCTTTGCCAATTGTGTTTTAAGAGATGTAGACGAAGAGTTAAGCAAGATGGATATTATTTATTACAGATATTCAGATGATATCTTGATGGTTGGTAAGGATGCAGATAAGGCTTTGAAGATGTTAGGAGAGATGTTAGAAACAAAAGGACTTACATTAAATCCCAAAAAGGTAGAAACAGTCAGTACAGATCAATGGTTTACATTCTTAGGAGTGCGAATTAATGGACAGAAGAGAAGTTTTTCTGAAAAGAGCTTAAAGGAATTTCAGAAACACATTAGAGAATATGTAAATAAGAAAGCAGGAATTGGTAGTGTAAAAGTTGCAATCAGACAAATTAATAAATATCTGTATTTGAATTTCTTAAGGAATCCTAATGAGTTCGGTTGGGCTGAGTATTTCTTTAGTATTGTAAATGTGGAAGATGACATTAAGACACTAGACATGTGGATTAAAGATACTCTGAGAGGTTTATATACCGGTAAGAGAAAGGTTGGTGGTCTTGGTGTAAATAAAGTAACTGATGAATGTGGAGTATTAAGAGGGAAAGGAAAAAACGTAAGTGCAAATCTTGGTAAAACAAGAAGCGATAAAGACATTTTAGAAGAAGCAGGATATATCAGCATGAATGAAATGTATCATCAGTTTAGATACAGTAAAGAATTGTACAGGGCTTCATTGACGGCTTTATCTTAAGTCAAACCTAACACGAGGTACTTATGTGAGATGTTATAAGTCAAATTAGATCACTAGGAAGCTCTGGTGATTCCATGCATGGTTGATAACCAGCATTCCATCACCACTTCTTCCCGGATCTTATCATCATAAAGGGAATTTAGAAACGTGTTATTAACATGAACATAAGAAAGTTACTATGGACGTTGTATGTGAGACAATGGAATTACATATAAGGCGCGTTGAAGCTGCAGGATGACTGGCAATACATTGACCAAGTCATCCCTGCAGCTCAACCGCTTTATAATCATAAAAGAATAAAGGAACATAGCATTATTGTGAGCATACAAACAAGCTAACATGGGCTAAACATACGAGACGTTGAATCATACATAATAAGGGCACAGCTGCCTTATGCAGCGGGAAATTAGTCTCCTCGACAATAATTTCACCGCTGCCACAGGCGTGCGTGCCCTTATTAATCATAAACCAATAGAGAAAACATGTCGCCAATGTAGAGTATGTAGAAAGGAAAATCATGAAAAGTTTATTTAAAGTATTGTATGAGCTGTCACAAGGAAATACCTTAATGATTAATAGTTGCATGTCTTTTAGAATGACAACTGATCTATACAAAAGACAAGTGAGATTTAAGAAGTATAAGGTTGTTGATCAAGGAAGCGTAGTAAGTGATGTGACATTGTGTAGTGGAGAGGTTATTGAGTATGATGACTTAATAAAGGAAGGAGATTTAGATTTTATATTGCCAACTGAATTAAATGAAAAAGAAAATCCATATGAGGTTATTGAATACCTGTATGGATTATTTTATTGCTCAGTTCCTGATAGATCTGCTGTTCAAAAGAAACAAAATTTTATAGCAAAAGGATTAAATGATTTTGGGGCAAATGATTTTACAGGAATGAGAAGAAGTGAAATTCAGCCATTGTTAGAGCTCTATGTGTTACTCGCTGGAATGAAAGGATGGATCACTTGGAAAGATGATAAGTTGTTCTTTTGGAAAGGTGGACATAAGAGTTTGTATATATATAGAAAATGGATTTTAGGTTATTAGGAAAGGAAGAATGTAAAATGAATGTAGAAAAGAGTTTAGAAAAAGCAGGAGTAGACACAAAGAAATATCCTTCATTAGCTATGCAGAATATTTTAGGATATCAAGGGAAAGCGTTTGCAGAAAATTCATACCTGTATAAAAAGATTATGGAAGATGGACATGTGTTTAATCCTTATATACACAGAAGATGGCTTCCATATCAGTTTATGAATGCTGTCCATTGGACAAGACGGTATTATGTAGAGACTATTGGTTATGTAAAGATGCTTGAAAAAGAATTGATGCGTGGCAATAATGTAGATAATTGGAAATATATGTACGATAAATTTGGAAAAGAGCTTAATGCTTTATATACACTCTCAAAAAGAGATAAAAAAGCGTATAAAGAAAGATGGGCTGCTTTTGGAAGGTTAGAAATTTTGAATTATTTTTCTCAAGGGTTTGATTGTATAGGGATAAATCAGAATACATTCTTGGAAATGAAAAATTTATTAGCGGATGAAAGATTTGAAGCTGAACGATATTGGCGATATACTAATTGTTTATTGTATAAACAGTCACAATTTAGAAAAGATTTGGTAACAACAACTTTCCATTCAGGAATTTATTTTACATTAAAACACATTATGATGTTTGATTATGACAAATTACATATGTCTTCATCCCAAAAAGAAAGCCTAAAACGAATTAGAGAAGACTTAATTAATGGAGATTTCAATTATGAGCAGGCTTTTACAATTATTGAAGATTACGTAGCAAGATATTACAATCCAAGATAGAGAGGGGAATTATATGCCAGAAGAAGTAAAGAAATTAACTATTAAAGAAGCAGATGAGTTTATTAAAAAGAAAGTAATCGGAGTTCTCATAAAAGCAGATGTAACAATAATAGTAAATGAATTAGAAGCTATTTATGGAGATTCGTTAGCAAATGGAACGGTTGGAGATTCGTTTTATATTTATAACTGTCCAGAAAATTATGATGAATCAGATTATGAAGAGCTTGAGTATATTGACTATGATGATATGTGTGAAGATGATATTCGTGAAGAGAGAGCTGAAGCAGGAGATTTCAATCTTAAAGTATATAAGTGGTTCATTGTTGATCCAAGATTTACAGAATTATTAAAAGATTTAGGAGAGATAGTTGCTCCAGATATTAACCTTTGGGGATGTTGTGAAGACATTGAAGACGCAAGCGAAGCAACTGTAATTGAAGAATTTTTTGAGAGAATGCAGATTCTGTATGGACAAAAGAATGCAATTATTACAGAAAAATTGAGTGCCTAAACCAACAAAAGGGAGATGTACCCTTTGTAGAAATACTTATCATCAACCATCAAAGAAGGAGGATCTTCAGAACCCTCCGCATTGATTACGCTAAACATCACTTCGTAATGATTTAGCAGCATCAACTGCGAGAGGAGTTCATGAAGATCCTCCTTCTTGAATCATAAATACATAGAGGAATACATCGAAGATAAGTTGTTCTACATTTTTTTTGCAAGAGATATACTTGCTGATTTAATGAATTGTGTTTGAATCACTCACATGATCAGGAGAAAGGAGGCATAATCTCATCTCCTTCACTGGCAAGCCAGGAAGGACTTGATGAGATTACACTCCGCTGCGGCGTCATTGTGCCTCCATACTCCTGATCATGTTTGATCATAAACCAATAGAGAAATATATCACCTCACAATGAGTTAAATCTGTAACTATTAATTTACATAGAAAAGGAGAAACAGATGAAAGCGATTTTTAAAGGAGAAACGGTTGTAAGAACTAAATTAACATTAGATACTGGGCTTGAGAAATTAGATGGATCTGATGTTAGGTATTTTGTAAGAGAGCCTAAACTGATACATGAGTGTACGAATGAAGATTGGGGGATTGTGTTAGAAAAAGATCTTTCATTCAATAAGATTATGCTTATTAATTCTTATATCGATGAAGTAGTTTTAGATGGAATTACACTTGAGTTTCCAGATATTGTATATCTTAATCTTGAAGAAGATAAAGTAATTTTTGAAGTTGGTGGTTCTTATACAATTAAAGATAAAGACGAGGAAGAGAAAATTGAAACATACCACAAGCTTATGGAAGCTTACAATAAGCAAGTAAGAACTAGAGAAGAGAACGAAGATGATTGCTGTGGTTGTGGATTCTGCTCAAAAGAGGGTGACTTCTCTGGAGAGGAATATGATGAAATAAAAGGGTTCAATGAAGAGGACATTGAAAAGAAAGCAATGGATGATCTAGATGATCTAAATGAAATTCTTACAGCATTCTTTGGGGATGTTCCGGGATTCAAGTGTTAGTTAAAGATTGATATTGAGAGAGACACTTCGTATGAGGTGTCTCTTTTAGTATATAGATTTTTTAGAAAGGAGATGAAAAAGAAAGATGGCAACAGAGTTTGACAAACGAATGAAAGCTTATGAATGTGTCTCAAGACAGTACTTAACAAGAAGAGTACCAGTTGCAATTAGGGTAGATGGAAAGGCGTTTCATACATTTACTAGAGGATTTCAGAAGCCGTTTGATGAAGTGCTTAGCAACGCAATGCAGGCCACAATGATGAAAATGTGTAGACAGATTCAAGGTTGTGTGTTTGCTTACACACAGAGTGATGAAATTACATTTATTCTTATCGATTATCAGAAGCTAAATTCTGATGGCTGGTTTAATTATCGTACTGATAAGATGTGTAGCATTGCAGCGAGTATGGCTACCATGGAGTTCAATAAGGCTTTTAGTGCTTTTGTTTATGGATTTAAGGTAAACAAGGGAGAAGACATATCAAGCGAAGATATGGAAGTGCTTAAGGCCTATGAGAAATCTAAGGAACGTGGAGCTATGCTTGATGCTAGAGCGTTCTCAATTCCAAAAGAAGAAGTCACAAACTTAATCTATTGGAGACAACAGGATGCTATGAGAAATGCAGTTCAGATGGTTGGACAAGCATTTTATTCTCACAAAGAACTTCAGGGCGTTAATTGTGAAATGCTTAAAGAAATGTTACTGGCTGATAAGGGAATTGATTGGGATAAGATTCCTGTGAAATACCAGAGAGGTAGTTGTTGTGTCAAGGTTGATGGTGAATGGACTATTGACAATAACATTTCTATCTTCAGAGGTAGTGACAGAGAGCAAATTGATAAGCTTGTGTTTGTTGAGAGTGAAGAGAACTGAGCGTCTGATTAGACGTGCAGATATAGAAATGAACTGTCGCAGAGTTGCGACGGTTGGAAAGGAGAAGGGATGGAAATAAAAGGTGACACTATAAAAACCGTAAAAGAAGTAAATCCAAGTAAGTTTGAAGAAGAAGTTTCTAATTTGATTAATAAAGGATACAAATTAGAAGCTTCTTCTTGTAATAGTACTTATTGGAAAGCTATTTTAGTTTTAGAGAGAAAGGAGTAGAGATGAATGAAGTAGAAACAAAAGAGATCCCGTTTTATGGAGATACGCTTTTAGGTGTAAAAGATGAGGATGGAGAAGTTTGGTTGGCAATCAGAAGCACATGTATACAGCTAGGGTTTAATGAAAGACGAGCAAGGGCACAAAGAGAGAAAATTCAAGCTGACAAAGTCTTATCCAAAGGTGGCCGAAATTTTGGCCTCCTTACAGCAGGGGGTAAACAAGAAACATTTTGCTTACATGAAACATATGTGCCACTTTGGTTAGCTAAAATTACATTAACCAAAAAGATGGAAGAGGATATTCCCAATGTTGTTGAAAAGCTAGAAAGATATCAACTTGAAGCAAGAGATGTTTTACATAGGGAAATGTATGGCACAGAAGAACAGAAAGAAAAGCTTCACAATAACCTAGGTTTGCAAGGAGAGATTATACAACTAAAAGATGCTGTAGATTCTGTAACTGAACAGCTTAAAGATCAAACAGAGAGATTAGATTTAGTAATGGACAATATGACTATTGATACTAAAAAGCAGAGTCGTATTCAAAAGGCCGCAAAGGAAAGAGTAAGTGAATTACTTGGTGGAGCTCATTCAGGACTGTATAAAGCTAAAGGTGCTTTGTATTTTGCAAATCTGTGGCATCAGTTTAGAGAACAGTTTGAATGTGGAACTTATAAAGATCTTAGTCCAAACGATTTTGATGATGCTATGAGCTTTATTCAGAGTTGGACATATGTAGAAAGGTAGAGGAAAGAAAGATGAGAACAATTACAAATACACATACAGGAAAAATTATTTCTGATACAGATTTAACATTGGAATATCTTTATGTTGGAGACTATGGAAAGGAAAATAATATTAAAGCAGATTTTCTTGGATATAACAAACGTATTGAGAAAGTAGAACATAAACCTGTTGATGTAAAAGAAAAATTAGTTGTTACTGTTTCTTCTCAGAAAGGTTGTCCAATGCATTGTAATTTCTGCGATTGTCCTAAACTGGGATTTAAAGGAAATGCATCTTTAGCTGAGCTTATGGCTGAAATCACATCTGGAATCGCTTTATCAGGAGTAAAAGATGGAGAACGATTAAACGTACATTATGCCAGAATGGGTGAACCTACATTTAATCCAAATGTAATTGTTTCTGCAAGACAGATTGCTCTAATGTTGGCTGATCCTGATGGAGATATTCATTTTGATACATATCACCCTGTTGTTTCTACAATGATGCCAAAAGCAAATCAGAACTTGAAAGCGTTTTTATTCAAATGGATAGCAACAGGTTTCCAATATGGTGGAGAAGATGGTTTCGGTCTTCAGTTTTCTATCAATACATTAGACGAAGAACAGCGAAATGAAATGTTTAGAGAATGTTCTTTGTCGTTAGAAGAAATTGGAGCTACTATTGACGATCTTCCAATGCCAAAGAAACGCAAATATACATTAAATTTTGCAGTTACATCTGAAAGCAACTTGGATGTTGATTTAATGAACAAGTATTTTGACAAAGAAAAGTGTATTGTTAAGATTACTCCAATTCATGAAACAGTTGAAGCTGTTGATGAAGGTTATGAGATTGTTACAGATTTTGATGTTTATGAAAAATTTGAACAGCCTTTAGTAGAAGACGGTTGGGATGTAATTGTATTTGTTCCATCAAAAGAAGAAGATGCAGACAGAATTACATGTGGAAATTCATTGATTGCATTGAACAAAGATGAATAGAAAGGTAGAGGAAGTTTAGAAATGTTAATGTTTTTTAGAGTGTTGTTAATTGTTGCAACCATTGTGTTAATTGTTGTTGGATGTTTTGATTCCAATAAAGAGGAATCAAAGGAATCCAAGAAAGGTGCTTTATGGGCTTTAGTTCCTATTGTGATTTTTGTACTTACATTGTGTGTTGTATATGTACCATCTAATAATGTAGGAATCCGTTGGTCAGCGTTCAGTGGGACTAGCAGCAAGACACTAAATGAAGGAATTACATTCAAGAGTCCAATTGATAAGGTATTCCTTATTCCAACCACTGTAGAAGAGAGAACAATCAAAAACGTAAATGTGCAGACTAAAGATGCACAGTTTGTCAGAGCTGAAGTGAATGTTAAGTTCCGTGTTAATCAAAAAGATGCTTTTAAGGTATACAAGAGATACACAACACTTGACAACTTAAAGCAGAATATCATTAGCAACTATGCACAGAAGAGTATTGAAACAGTTGTTACTCAGTACAATGTGATTGATACTCTTGGTGCTAAGAAAAATGAGATTTATGCTTTAGCTACAAAAGATTTACAGAATATGCTTAAAGATGAGGGTGTTGAGCTTGTGCAGCTGACTATCAAAGACATGAACGCAGGTAGTGAGATTGAAAAAGCGATCGCTGATGAAGCAGTTGCTAAGAAACGTGTAGAAACAGCAGAGCAGAATCGTCTTAAAGCTAAGAAAGATGCTGAGACTAAGGTAGTTAATGCTAAAGCAGAGGCAGATGCAAACAAAATCTTAGAGAAACAGTTGACAAATAAAATCTTAATTCAGCAGTGGATTGAGAAATGGAACGGAGAAGTTCCTAAAGTATCCGGAGATAGTAAATCTATGATTAATATTCAGGATCTCTTGAATTAGTATTAAGCCGGCTCGTAAGAGCTGGCATCTTGGGGACATAGCTTAATAGGTAAAGCAAAACTATATTTTTCCATAAAGAACTTAAAACTAAAATTTTCATATTAAATATAAACATTTTGTACCTCCCTATTGTAATAAAATAACACTTATATTTATGTGGGTTCGAGTCCCACTGTCCCCATTGTAGTTTTAAATAAGGAAGTAAAGAAAGGAAGTAGAAGTATGTTAATTGTAAACCAGAAGAAATCTGAAGTCTATAATATACAGATGATGAAATGCTTGTATGTATCTCATTCTGGAGATTGGTTTTTTTATCAACATGGATCTTTTAGGAGAAGAAAATGTAACCTTAGGGGATTTTAGTTCATATGAAAAAGCGAATGAGGTGTTACTTAAATTTGTAGATGAATATAAGAACCGTATTCCAGATCAGAATACGGTTTTTTACATACCAGAAAAGTAAAGGTGAGGTTATGAAGAAATTAGAATATAAAAAATATTATCATTTGATTTATAAAAGACGAAATGGAGACTTAACCTTGCAGCCATCAACAATAGATTATGATGACTCAATGTGTCATGCAGAGGATATGTGCGAGTGTATGATATTCTGTGGGTTTTATGATAGTTGTCTAAATGTTGAAAAAGCATGGAATACCATAAAGGAATTTGAAGGACAGAAGTTTACATGGAAAGATGTGGTAGAAATCAATGGAAAACACTATGCGGAGGAATTTCCAATTTCAGGGCTAATGGATAGTGAGGATGTTTATCAGATTGATGATTTCTTAGAGTCTGTTGGAAGGAAATATAATGTATATCCGGGAAACATTAAGACGTATATGATGGACGGAATTGCTTTCGATCCTAAAGAAGTAGAGTTTGGTGCTGAAAGTTGCGGATGCTATATCAATGGAATTCCTGAAGAATGTTATGAGTAAAGGAGTGAAAGCAATGGAAATGATTGAAATTGAGATTAAGCCAGAGACAAGAGAACAGTGCAATAATTAGAGAGGAGAATTTATGAGCGTAAGGGAGCTTTTAGATAAAGTAATTGAGTTAAATGTAAAATTTTTAGAGAAACAGATAAAAGGGGAAATTGATCATAGCTTTAGAGATCCTGATACTATTTTAGCAGATCTTATGGATGATCAAGACTTTGAAGTAAATGGAACAGCAATTGAATTGTTTTCAATTTACAGAGATCAAGAGAATGGACATGAGACTTTTAATGACATGTTCAGATTCTTTACAGGAAAGGAATTCGAAGATTATTTGAAAGAGTGTAAAGAAGTTTTAGAGCATGAGATTGATCAAAACTAGAAGAGTGATCGAAATTAAATCAGAGATAAGAGAACAGTGTAATAATTAGAGAGGAGGACACTATGGATAGAACAGACCAAACAGCAATTATGGAATCCGATGCAGTAGATTTGAATCAGCTAAAACACAAAATTTATCAAGAAGCAATTAGAGATATCGGCCAATCAGGATATGAAGCCCATATGCGTGATTTATTTGGTCGTCCAGTACTTGATTTTGCAAAAACACTTGTTATAAATCTTCCGGGTTCCTGTTATGCAAATTGTCCTTATTGTATTGATAAAGGCTTACGCAAAAATGTTATGGACTATGATGATTTTCTCGAAACATGTGAGATTGTATTGAAAGAAAAACATGATTTTAATGAAGTTTCTATTACGGGAGGGAGTTTACCTTCTGACAAATTTAATGAGTTGATAGACATTATACAGAAGTATTGTCCAGATGTAAAAATCACATGGAATACAAATGGGGCAAACATAAATAGTTCATACAACATATCGCACATTAAGTATATTAACCTACATAGAAATTCAGCAGATGATAAGACCAATAAAGAACTATTTTATACTGACACAGAAATCATATCCATTGAAGATTTTAAGCAGTTTGCTGAGAATAAGCTTTGTATAAGAGTAACTGTTGATAAGGATTTTGATATAGATGAGTATGTAAAATATAAAACCCCAATGTATCTTAATCGTTTGTTGCCAGGTAATACTGAGACAGAAAAGGTATTTAATAAGGTAAAAACAGCTATTAACATTACTGAAGATACCGATGTGCGTCGAAGAAATCATTACATAAATGGAATATATAAAGATATTCCTGTTAGATTATGTGTTGGAGATCATCTTGCAAAGCATGTACCCAATAAATATCCCGCATGGCTTAATGTAGTTATTATCCATCGTAGTGGAGTGGTTGCAGGGTCTTGGTATGAAGATGATAAGTTTTTATATAAAAGGAAGTAGTCAAAATGAATAAATTACATGAACGTGCCTATTGTCAAGAATGTGGAAAGTTTGTTGAGTATGACATTCGTGATGAAATAGTAGAAGAGAACTTCCATGGAACTATAGTTCATTTCCCTTTTAAGGTTGGTCGCTGTAGAGAATGTGGAGCAGAGATTGCAACAGACAATGGATACAACTTTAGAAGAGGAGATGCAGTGTGGGAAGCTTATAAGAAACTGAAAGGAGAATTCATAAGATGAGGTATCAGATGCGTACCTCATCTTTTTTCTAACGTCGCAATTTGCGACTTTAGGCTATCAGAAAGGAAAATTTACATATGAGTAGAGTAAAAGAAATCAAAAAGCAGACAGATAACAAGTTTTTGAATCTGTATGACTATACTGTGGTCGATAAGAATGGAAATGAGCATCCATATTATGTAGCTAGCAGACATAATGAAGAAGAGTTGGTAGCTAAAGTAGGAGAGCCTAAAGCAGACGCAGTGCTAATGTATGCTTATTATGGTGAGGAAAGAGATAAGCTGGTATTGATCAGACAGTTTAGATATCCAGTAAATGATTACATATATGAACTTCCTGCGGGTCTTGTAGATGAGGGAGAGACAGTTGTAGAAGCTGCAATTAGAGAAATGAAAGAAGAAACCGGTTTAGACTTTAAGCCATGTGATGATATGTCTGGATTAAATAGACCGTGTTTTTCAAGTGCTGGTATGACAGATGAATGTGTTAGTACTGTGTATGGGATTGCAACTGGTGAGATTGATTTAAGTAAGTTAGAAGCGAATGAAGATTTGACAGTACAGATCGTAGATGTGGATGAAGCAGTGAGGATATTAGCAGAAGAGAAGTTGGGAATCAGGACTTATTATCTTCTATTGTTGTTTATTGCTGGGTCTAAGAATAGATAGGAGCGAGTATATTATGAGATGTTATGTAACAGGAAAAGCAAAAACAACTGCAAATATGATAGCTATAGACTTTATTGAAGCTAGAAGAGGCGAGGAATTATTTGTCTTAGATTGGGATGAAACAGAATTAGGATTTGATACTGATTGTGATAAACACGGATTTAAAAAGTTTTCAGGCAGACTAAAGGGAATTAAATTTAATGACCAGTATGCGAATGGTAAAATTGATGAAATTCGAGGAGCACAATTATCTGATGTTCAGTTTTATATTCCAGATTGTACAAATACAGTAAAAGACATTAGCTTCGATAGTGTGCAGCTAGATGATGAAGGCGACTTATATGATTTCTGCGTTGATAATCCGTATGAGAATATAATTTATACAATATGCCACGAATAGGAAGGAGATTTACATATGGCAGAGTTAGTTAAAGTAGAACAGAAATCAGAATCAGATCAGTTACAACAGATGGTATTTGATAATGCTGATTTTGGAGAAGTGAGAACGGTTGTTATTGATGGTGATCCGTGGTTTGTTGGGAAAGATGTGGCCGAGTGTTTGGGTTATACGAATCCAAGTAAAGCATTGGCAGATCATGTTGATGACGATGATAAACTCAATAACAAAACGTTATCGAGTTTAGGACAACGTGGTGGCTGGCTTATCAACGAGTCAGGTATGTATGCATTGATCTTTGGAAGCAAGTTAGAGAAAGCGAGAGAATTCAAGAGATGGGTAACTTCAGAAGTGCTTCCAACATTAAGGAAAACAGGACATTATGAAGTTGCGGCGGATCAGAGTGTTAACCAACTTTTAGCAGAGTTTGGAGATTTTAAGGTTACATATGTTCAGCAGATGGTCGAATTTAAAGACGCTTTAGAAAAGCAAACAAAGGCATTTGACAAGAGTATTTCAAACATGACTCTTTCAACAACTCAGCAAAATAAAGTACATAGAGCAGTTAAAGATAGAGTGGGTTCACTGTTAGGTGGTGCCCACTCTGATTTATATAAAGAGAAAAGCAGAATGTATTTTGCTAATCTCTGGAATGATCTTAAGGCTGAGTTCGAATGTGGTAGTAGATGGCAGGATCTGAATCCAGCTTATATGGAAGAAGCTATGAGTTGGATTAGATATTGGAACTATGAAGGGAGATAAGTTATGAGCAATGATATAAAAGAAACGAAAATCTGGATTTCACAGCGAGACAAGAAGTATAGATATATGTTGTTAGATCGTATGAGACAGGATTGTGAGTACTATTTAAATGGTCATAAATGTGTTAATCATTTGTGGGGCAAAACAGAAGAAGAACAGATTGATTATATGTTATTCATTTGGGATTTGTTCACAGAAAATGAAAAGCCGGAATGGTTAAGTAGAGAGCAGATCATTGAGTTTGGAAAAAGAATGGGAGTAGAGGTGAAAGAAAATGTTAGTTCCAGCAATATTATATAAAGATGAAATATTAAAAGCTTTTTCAAGAGAATTATATACAGAAGACTACTTTCTGTATAACGGCTATGCACATTGTAATACATTGCCAGAAATTAGATTGGAAAATAATGTTTATCAGTTTGCAATCGTTGATCCAGAAGAAAAACTCGTTGGTTATTTATGTTATAGAGTAGATGTGAATAGCAGTTGCGTTTACAATTTTGGAATATACTCCTTTGACAGAGGAAATCCAATTATTGGAAATGATTTATTTGATGAATTGAAAAGACTTTTAGACATTTATCATAGAATTGAATGGAGAATGATTAGTGGAAATCCTGTTCAAAAACATTATGATAAGTTTTGCGAAATGTTTAATGGGGTATCAGTGGTACTACATGATGTTTGTAAAGACCCTAATGGCAATTACAGGAATGAACACATATATGAGGTTTTTGGTCACGGTAGGTAAACACATGAAAAGAATTTTAAAATACATCTTTGATGTAGAAAGTGAGGAAGAAGAGGTGATTAGGGTATGATAACTGTATTGATCATGTTTTCGATTGCGATAGTGTATGTAATTATTTACAAAACAAATCATTATTTACTAACACATAAAGAAGCGCCGTGGACATATCCAAGATTACATAAATGCAGATGTGGTGGAAAGCCACAAGTTAAATGGTCTTATAGTCCAGATCTTAATTATGAAACACATAAATTATGTGGGTTGAGAGGAATATATGAAGTTAAAATCAATTGCCCAAAATGTGGCTTTTCTGTAACAGTAAATAGGCATTACGATTTACCAACTAATGGGAACAATTTTAAAACAATTCCCGATCCGGGAAGTATTGATATGGCAAATATGAAAGCGATAAGAGCATGGAATGAAACAAGTCCAGAAAAATGTGAGGAGTGTGACCGATGAAAAAGAAATTGTTAGTTTGTTGTATGGCGACAATTATGGGATGTATGTTAGCAGGGTGTGACGATGGCTCATCGTATTATGACGAAAATGGAATCAATAAGACATTTACAATGGAAGACATTAATGGAGAGTTAAAATATGATACTCAAACAAAGATTGTTTACTACAGATATGTAGGAGGACATGTAGGTTATATGTGTCCATATATCAGTAAAGATGGCCAATATTGTAAGTATGAAGATGGTAAAGTTATTCCTTTAGAGAAAGGAGAGTAATTGTGGAAAATAAGAAATTAGATAAGTTCAATATGAAGTATCCAGTGATTGTATTTCACGATAAGACACCTAAAGAAATTCCATACATAGCCTATATTCCGTATTTCCTATGTAATACACAGGGAAAAACTGAAAAAGAATTGGAGCTTATGGTAGATGATCTTATTAAGATGTGTTTAGAAGAAGATCACTGGCAGTTACCAGACTATGCAGATCCTGATATTAGCGATTGGGAATTAAAACAAATTACAGACAATTCCCTTAAGGATCAGGGAGTGACTGAGGAAGAAAGAAAACAAATTGAAGTATCTGTTTGGTGGTATGAAGTGAGAACAGAACTTAGAAAGGAACGATAAGATGGACGTTTTATTTTACATAATTTGGATATTGGCGTTTATGGTAATCGTAGCAATTGGTGTTGGAGTACCATACATGACCTATTACAATTACAAAAGAATTAAGGCAATGGATAAGAAACTTACTGGAATGTGTACGGGTCTTGGTATTATGTTAAGACCAGAAGAGGATGATAATGAATGAGAAAATTAATTTGGTATATAAGATCTTGTTTCTGCAAACATGATTGGGAACAGATATTTGATTCAGATATATATTGGAGCAATAAATCAACTAAGCCTTATAAGTGTGAAAAAGTTTATCGCTGCAAGAAATGTGGTTGTGAGAAAAGATATGTAATAGAGTAAAATCTGAGTTTTATGTAAAGGGAGGATGATGAGGAATGAAACCATATGATACAGGACTTGTTTGCGGAAGATTTCAAACATTTCATAAGGGACATGAGAGGCTGGTTGATACCGGTCTTTTATTATGCGATCGCTTATTAATTTTAATTGGATCAGCACAGGAATGTGGGACAGAAAGGAATCCATTCAATATTAATACTAGAACAAAGATCTTAAAGGAAATCTATGGAGAGCGACCAGAGGTAATGATCTACGGATTAGCTGATATGACAGATGAAAACGATATTTGTCCTGAGTGGGGTAAATATTTATTAAACAATGTAGATCGTTATATCTACAAGAACCCCGAGATTATGATTTATGGGAACGATGAAAGTCGAAGTGGTTGGTTTGACAAGAAAGACTTAGCTAATACGGCAGAGCTGATCGTAAATAGACAGGACTTGCCAATCAGTGCAACTATGGTAAGAGAAGCTATGGCAAAAGATGATCGCAAGAAATGGATGAGTTTAGTGAATCCAAGATTACATAAAATGTATGATGAGCTGCGAGCAGAACTTATGAGTGTGCCATTTTATCAGGAGTTGAATAAAGGAGAGTGATATAATGAATGATTTTAGAATAGGAGATAAGGTATATTTTCATCCATACTGTTATGATGATTATAGCATTAAATATGGCACGATTTCTAGATTTGAACAATCGTTAGACCCAGAAAGGCAATATGCAATTATATCATGTAAAAGAGGAGAGGGCCAGGATAAGTATCATATGTTTCCTGAGGATTTATATCGTACAAAGGGAAAAGTAGAAGAAATTCTAAAACAGGAGTTTCGCACCAGAGTAGATGAAGTTAAAAAAGATATTCACACATTAGAGGATCTTTTGAATTTTTTATATGACAATGATGTTGCTATTGACATAGATGAGGACGATGATTATACAGATTGGGTAGATCGTGTTGCTGTTCAAGAATTAGCAAAAGAAATCTGTGGGATTGAATTAGGAGAGTAGTACTTATGAGCTCATTAGATGTTATTTATTTCCTAGTACTGCTCGGTACGGGATTTGTCTTAGGTTGGGGTTTTCATCTTATTAAAACAGAAAATGAGATGGAAGCAGATATAGGAGATATAGAAGATATAGAAGAACAATACGAAAGAAAACTTGAATATGCAGAGTATGAAATATCCACATTAAGACGAGAAAATCATAAATTACAAATTCGTGTAAGTGTTTTAAGGGATGATATCATAGCGCTTAAAACAGAAAGACTCGCAGATATCCAACGACATAAAACATTTGTGGAGGAAACAAAGAAATGGAAGTCTAAACAAATGTCGCCAGAAGTTAAAGAAGTGATTAAATATGCTATGAAATCAGCGCATCCTGACAATGGTGGAGATGTAAAAGATTTTATGAAGTTTAGAGAGCTGTATAACAAGATTAAGTAAATACATAAAGAAACTAATCGAGTATCAGATTTAGGATACAAGGCAGTATTAATCACATAGAGATACGAAGACCCCGGCGACTGGAATCTACCACAGGAAACATTCCAAGTCGCCAGTCTTCGTATGGCTCTAAGATCATAAATGAAATAAAGCAAGATACTATACTGATGAGTATTCTATTTAAAAGAAAAGGAGATTACATAATGAGAGTAGTAGAATCAGGAAGAAAATACAAATTTTACAATAACGCAATTACAACATATGAGCAGTTGCCAGCAAAAACATATAGGGTAGCTTTTAATGATCAGGAAGGTTTTTCATTGGTTGAAACACATGACTTAGAAATGACAGAAACAAAAGTTTATGGTCAACATTTAGAAAAAGTAGATAAGGTTCTAAATGCATTAGATAAGATGAAACGTAATTTAGGAGTGATCTTAAGTGGCGACAAAGGAATTGGTAAGTCATTGTTTTCTAAAATGTTAGGAATCAAAGCAAAAGAAAATGAAGTTCCAGTTATCTTAGTAGACGAGTATGTTCCAGGAATTGCAAATTTCTTAGATGATATTGAACAGACTGTAATGGTATTGTTTGATGAGTATGACAAGACTTTTGATGAAAAGAAATATAATTGTCAGGCAGAAATGTTGTCATTGTTTGATGGGATGAGTGCAGGCAAAAAGCTATTTGTTATTACTTGTAATAAGATTGATGAGCTAAGTTCCTTCTTATTAAACAGACCAGGAAGATTTCATTATCATTTTAGATTTGCTTATCCTACGGTAGATGAGATTCAAGCATATATGGAAGACAAACTTGAAGAACAGTACTATGGAGAAATTGAAAATGTAATTGCCTTTAGTCTACGAATGAAATTGAATTATGATTGTCTTAGAGCAATTGCATTTGAGCTAAATACTGGGTCAAGGTTTAAAGAGGCGATTGAAGATCTTAATATTTTAAGAATGTATAGTACCGAATGTATAGATATTGTTGTTGAATTTGAAAATGGGAAAACATTAGAAGGAAGTGTACCAGAAAATGAACTATATGACAGTTCAGGATATGATATGGATTTGTTTATTCCTTTGAGTATTTCTAAATCATACAATGATAGAGGCATTGGAGAAGTGAGATTAAATTTTGCAGACAATTACGTAGATCCTGAGGAAAAATTAATTATGTTTAATTTTGAAGGTAATGAAGTCAATTTTTATAATCCTTATATACATAAAGTGTTAGATGAGGAGAAGTCTGAGGCTGCTAAAGGAATTACTAAAATTATTGAAGAAAATTATTCAGAACAACAGGTTAAACGTATTTTTATGGCACCAAAAGAAAACAAAGATGAATATAGATTTTTTGATTAAAGAGGAGTGATTAAATGAAGTGTTTTTATCATTTAGATTTAGATGGCAAATGTGCTGGTTATTTAGTATGGCACTATGCTTGCTTAGGAGAAGAAGATGAAAAACCAGAGAATTTTATTAAAATTAACTATGGCATGGAGTTTCCATTGAATAAAATTGAAAAAGATGAAAGAGTATTTATTGTTGATTTTAGCATTGAACCAGAAGATATGAGAGAACTCTTAAAGATTACAAAAAATGTAGTTTGGATTGATCATCATAAGACGACTATTGAAAAATATCAGGATTTTGAAAGTTACATTCCGGGGATAAGAATGACAGGGCCTGGAATATCAGGAGCTTCATTGACATGCTGGTATTTTAGAAACAATGCCTTCTCAGATGGAATGGAAAGAGTACAAGGGTTACAACCAGACGAAAATGAAGATTGGGATGAAGATATGCCCCTTGCTATTTTATTAGTAGCAGATTGGGACACATGGACATTTAATTATAGAAAGCACACTAAATATTTTCATACGGCATTTGAAATGTTGGAATATGAGCCTTGGCAATATAACGAATGGTTTGAGCTTATAAAAGATCCTTATGTTTTTATTGAACAAGGACGACTTCTTTATCAATACAAACAGAAACAGGCAGAAGAATATATCAAATCAAAAGGATTCGCTGTAGAGTTTGAAGGATATAAATGTTTTGCTGTGAACCATGGATTGATTAATTCAGATTTCTTTGAGTCAGTTGATGATAAGTATGATGTTTATATTGGATTTGCTTACAACGGTGGAAGCAAGAGATGGAGTTATAGCTTGAGAGCTGCAAATGATGATGTAGACGTAAGTAAGATCGCTGTTAAGTACGGTGGCGGTGGACATAAGGGAGCTGCAGGATTCGCAAGTGATAAGTATGTGTTAGGAGAGATGAGTCAATGAAAAAGTTAAATGATGAACAGAGGAAGTTGATTGAAGATAACTACAAACTAATTAGGTTCCTGTATAGAAGAAGTTATACCAGAGTGTGCTCTTGGGAAGTCTTTCAAGGGTTGGGACATGAAGCAATGTGCAAGGCTGCTTTAGGATATGATCCTTCAAAAGGCAAGTTTACTACATATTTTGCTTGGAAAGTTAAGTCAGAAGTTGGGCATTATCTAACATTGATTAACTATGATGTTCGAAAAGCCAATGATGGAGCAATGTCGCTATATACACCAGTTGAAGATTGTAAGAAGAAGGAAATAACCATATTAGATACATTGCAGGCAAAGGATAATATCGCAGATACAGTAACAGAAGAAATTTACTGGGAAGAAAAAATAAATAAATTACCCGATAGGACTAAAAAGATGATACAGCTAACTTATGAGGGCTACGGACGGGAAGAAGTTGCTAAGAAATTAAATGTCAGCAGATCTCTTGTTAGTATGCGTATCATTGAATTTAAGAAGTCCATGGGGTATTAGAAAGGGAAGATGTGAAGAATGGGTTTTTATCAGTATGGTCGTTATTGGGAGAGCACAGAAGATGCTCACAATAGTGACTATTGGAAACACGAGGCAGCAAAAGATTTAAGAAGAAAGGGGATTGAGTGTATCTGGTTTGGTGTAGATAACAGAACACCTGAGATGTGGGCAGAAATACAGGAAGACATTGCCAGAGAAGAGAGAGAAAAAGAAGAAGATCGCAAGTATATGGAAGAGCATATAGGAGAATATGTATGGGCTTTTATTAAAGGAATTGTTATAGCCTGTACGTTCCCATGTTTATGCTGGCTATACTTAGGTGTTAGGTATGGTCATATGAATTATCAGCAAAAAAATGCATATAAACTGGCTTGGGTATTTAGTTTATTAGCATTAATATTTGGGCCTGTAGGGTTTATGATGGTATTTACACTGTTTGGATTGTATATTATCTTTGATGCAGGCCATGGGATGATGCCGTAGAAAGGAGACGATTAAATGAGCAACAGGGAAGGACACGAACAAGAAATTGAAGCAAAGACCAGAGAAAAACTTAAGGATTTGCCAGACTATTTGAACCAGTTCTATTATAGAATGACAGCAAATGGAATGCAGGCAACTACGAAAAGAAGTTACATTGGTTATTGTGTAAATTTCTTAAAGTATTTTTCTCCTGATTTGAGCATAGATCCAAATAATATAACAGATAGTGATATTGACAAGTATATGGATTCAATCACTTATATAAACGGTAAGAAAGCTTCGGTGTCTAGTAGGGCAACGAAGCTTTCTGCTTTAAAAACATTCTTTGGATTTATGAAAGAAAGGGGAATTATAGAAAGAGATCCAACTAAAAGTATTAGGCCACCTAAGAATAAAGGACTTAATCCTGTTGTATACTTAACAGAAACAGAAATTAAGATGGTTGAGCACACAATTCGTACTGGAGCAGGATCTCATAAAGCAAAAGCCAAACAAAAGAAATGGCGGAATAGAGATTTAGCCATTTACTTTTTATTCTTATCAACCGGGATAAGGGTAGAAGCCTTGTCTGAGATTGATGTCGAAGACATTGACTTTCACGATAAAAAACTAATTGTTATAGACAAAGGTGAGAAAGAAATAATACATTTTTTGTCTGACCAGTTGATAGAATATATACAGATTTGGCTCGAAGATAGAGAAAAGTTTTTAACAGAAAACGATAAAGAAGAAAAAGCGTTATTTCTTAACACTTCTTTAAACAGGTTGGGAGCAACAGGCATAAGAAGAATGATAAAGAAATATACAGCAAATTTAGATAAAAAAATCACTCCACATAAATTGAGAAGTACATTTGCAACTATGATTTATCAAAAGACAGGGGACATTTATTTAGCTTCTCAGATGATAGCTCATGAAAATATTAACACAACAAAGCGATATGCAGCTTGTGTTGAAGAGAGCAAGAGAGAAGCATCAGATATGATAGGAGATGTCCTTTTTTAATAAGGAGGAGTGCTTTATGTGCATGAGGGGAGATATTTATTGTGTTGAATTAAAGAGTTATGAAAAACACGTACAAAAAGGAAAGCGACCAGTATTGGTCATAAGTAATAACAAAAACAACTTTAATAGTCCAGTCGTTACCGTGGTGCCTTTTACATCTGTAACAAAGAAAATGGATTTGGACACACATGTAGTTATTTATAAGAGCTTTGGATTACGATTGGATTCTATGGCTCTTGGTGAACAGATTATGCCTATCGATAAAAACAGACTTACAGAAGATAATTTGATAGGTCACATAGACGACAAAAGGCTTTTAGAGAAAATAAAAGAAGCATGTATTTGCCAGATTTCATAGAATCATTATAAATTATATGGTAAGATAAGAAAAGATATATAGAAAGTTGGTGGAACATGATTATTACAGAGACCAATAATGAAACAATTGTAGAAAATTTGAAAAAGCTTCTTGAATACAGGGTTGGGTTGACAAAGTATTTAAGAAAAATAGTTAGTAATTTTGATATAGACTTGGTTAGATTGTCACAAATTGTATCAGGTCAGATTAAGCTAAATGAAATAACATTATATGAATATTATGCAATTTGTTGGGGATTCATAGCTTTTAATAAAGAAAGACATAACTTTTTTAAGACTATTGATCTAAAAGAAGCGACTATTGATTTAAGTTCAAAAACAATAAAGATTTCTCACCATGTAGAAAAGAATAGAATATTAGAGGTTGTGCCTCAAAAGTATTACACAATCAGATCTTCTATTAAAGAATTAAATATGTTGACTCACAATGGACTGATAAAAGAAACAGATGTTATAAAACAAACATTGATATCTCATGATGGTAGATCAGGGTCTTTAGGTTATGGAAGCAAACGTAGCATAGATGAAATCAGGAATATGATACTAAAGGGAACATATTGGAGTGTTCCGATCACCATAGGCACAATTAAGAATGATATCAAAATAGAAAATGGTGATTTGGTAATTGCCGGAATCTATGAGGTGATAGATGGATACCATACTTTCATGGCATTTAAGGGAATTAGCGAAGAAAAAGATTTTCCAGTGATATTAAATGTAGTAAAGCTAGAAGATCAGAATGAAATGGAAAGCATCATTCTTCAAATGGATCATAAAAATACTGTTTGGAAAAATAGTTATGCAAAGAAAGGGGATTCCTATGGAGAATAAGACTTTTATTGATCAGATGGGAGAGAATGGATACACAATTAATGATGTAACATTCTTTTTAGATATGGTTAAATTATACGAAGAACATTACCAGATGTCTATTGCAGATTTTGATATAAATAAAATCAACAGTATGCTTAATATTTTAAGTCCTAAAAATTCATTAGAAATCAATGGTTTAAAAGGCTTGTTGGAGTGTTATTTTAAATATCTAAACGCAAGTATGAAATTCAATCCAAAGGATATAAAGATTCAAATTCCTTACTATCTTATGTGTGAAGATAAAATACAAAGCGAAGAAGAGATTTTAAGCCAGATTCGCAAGTTGGATAATCCAATAGATAAAGTTATCTTGGCATGTCCTTATTATGGGATAGGCGGAACAGGCATGAGCGAGCTTTTAGGAATAATGAGCTATGATATGGACTATGAAAATAATCAGGTTGCTGTGTATAAACAAAAAATTGATCCAAACAAAAGAGTGGTTATTGATTTACCAAAGGAAACAATTTTATGGATGAAAGAGGCTATAGAATGTGTTGAATGTAATGGAGAAATGTTTATACAAGATGATCATCTTATTAAGAAAAGAGTTACAAGCAAAGGAGATGATCGAAAGAAATGGGTTGATCAAAGAATGAAGCGAATCAATGAAGAGTTAGGCACTCAGTATTCATTTGCATTATTGAGGAGAACAGGATTGATCAATTCTTTTAGAGCTGCGGCAGAACAATACCATATCAACTTGGATGCGATACTTAATTCAGAAATTGGTGTGAAGATTATGACACAATACTCATATCAGACTCGAAGAAAGGCAGTGTTGTTAAATAAATACAAAGAATATGTTGATTAACTTGGAAGTGGTAAATATTACCACTTCCTTTTTTTATGCAAATGCTTCACAATATGAATGGAACATGGTAATATATAAAAAGAACATACGTTCGATAGGAGGTGCTACGATATGAAAGAAGCAAAAATAAACATCAGAGTGGTAACAGAAGAGGGGGACTACATTGTCGCTGGAAATGTTAGCACAGATTTTAAATTAGCTGCACAAATAAAACGATTATATAATGAAGTTTTATCTGAAAGCGAATTGGTCAAAGTTAAATATAAAAGTGAGGATGATAGTGTTCTAGTTGAACAGGATTATTATTATCCAACTATTAATATAGAAGAGAACATTGTAAGTTTATTTGATTCAAGAGGCGGAAAAGATATGTCAATCCAATTGCCCGCAATAACAGATATGATTTTTAAAGAAGGAAATGGGCGTTTTGATTATACTATAACATTAAAATTACATAGTGGCAAGATTATTTTTAGTGGAATTTTAGAATAGTCGAGCAGACTTCCCACATTAATTGAAGCTGAATATCGTAGGCACAGCCTAGTGTTTTATGGGGGTAGTAAAATACTCATATATGCATAGAAGGATAAGGCAACAACAAGCAGTCATGAATTGTTCATGGCTGCTTTTGTTATATAAAAATTTATTTTAAAGAAAGGAGACAAAAGAAATGAAAAGGAACAAAGCAAGAGGTTCAGTCCCAATTGGAGACTAAGCAGAAGGAAATTCTTAATGGTAACCAATCGGGGATTGGAACAATGATGGATAGCACAAGAGTAATTAAACCAAGTGTAAATTATCGATACAAAAAGAAATGGCAGTGCAAAAAATGTGGTCATATCTTTAGAGCTGGAGAAGCTCATAAAAAGTATCGTAATTATGCAGGTATTCAATTATTTGATATGTGCTGCCCAGAGTGCGAATCAAATAATTTGTATTCAATGATTCATAACTAAAAACTATTTAAGAAACAAGGAGAAAAAATTAATGGAACAAACAACAATCTTTTTAAGTCAGGCAACAGCAAAAGCTTACACAGAAGGAATTCTATCTGAAATCAAACTTGAAATTGTGAAAGATGAGAAAGATGGAGGGAATAAAGTAGAAGGATACATCACAATTAAGACAGATGATATCAATTATACTACTTACAATATTACTGCAAAAGCTACAACAAAAGCAGGTAAGCCAAGTAAATCTTATGAAAATCTGGTTGCATTTATGGAAAGAGCTCACTCTATCGCTGAAGTTGGAGAAGAGGAAGCTACAAAAGTAAGAGTTAATGGACAGGTAAATCCATGGACATCTTTTAACCAGATGGGTGCAAAAACTCATAAAGTAGGATACAAAACTGGATTTGTTTCAATTATCTCAGAACTAAAAGATCCACGTAGCATATTTGAAGTTGAGTGTTTCGTTCAGAGTGTTGATGATGAGTTTGATAAAGAAACTCAGGTTCCAACAGGAAGAGCAATTTTACATACGTTATTACCTATTTACAACAATGGAATTGAGCCATTAGATATTGTGGTACCTCAGGAATATGCAATGGCTTGTAAGCAGCTGTTTACTCAGCCAGGATGTCAGAGTGCCCATATTGTTGGGAATATTGGTAATACAAAAGAAGAAAAGAAAACTACAGTTGAATATCAGATTGGAGGAGCTGTAACAAAAACTCAGACAAAGAATGTTAATGAGCTTATCTTAACACATGCGGGAACAATGGAACAGCAGTATGAGTTGGAAACAATCCAGAGAGCAATTGCTGAATATGATCTTGTCCTTGAATCCAAAAAGAAACGTGCAATGGAAAGCAATAAAGCAGGTGGCAATAAGACTGTTGGTGGAACAACAATTGGTGCTAGTGCAGCCGCTGGACATAGAAACTTTGGATTTTAGTCAGTAGGAGGATAAGTGAATGCAGATTTTAGATATTTTTAACCCACAGATTTCAGTTGTAGCTCATGGTTTAGAAGGAAAAGTAATTTTACTGTATGGAGGGAATTCTACAGGTAAAACATATCAAGCGGTTAGAATGGACAAACCATATGTCTTAGCTTGTGAGTCTGGATTAAATGGCCAGAACGGTATTCCTTTTGCAAATATTAAAACATGGTCAGATTTTGTAAACGTAGTTGGTCAGCTGACAAACCCTGCAACTGTTGATAAGGCAAAAGAATTATATTCAACAATTATTATTGATGAAGTTTATGCATCTGCACAATTCTGTCAGACTTACATCTGTAATAAATATGGTGTGTCAAGTGTTGATGAAGGAAAGGGTGGCTATGGTCTTTGGAAACAGTATGAAACAGAATATTGGAAAGCGGTTAATATGATTGTGTCTTCAGGTTATACAGTAGTGTTTATTGCACATGTTTCTGAAACTAAAGACGGGAAGATTGTTCCTAAAGGAGATAAGCGCTCAATTACACCAATCATGGATAACTGTGATATTATTGCATATTTGAAGTCCAATGGAATAGATGAAAATGGAGATAGAATTCATTCATCTGCATATTTTGCAGAAACAGATGAGTATTTTGCAAGAAGTAGATTCGACTATATGGTGCCATATATTGAAGATTTTACATGTGATAACTTAAGAAAGGCCATTCAAGATGCAATTGAAGCTCAGGAAGAAGCTGAAGGATTTGAGAGTGTATCATTCGAAACTCAGAAAAAGAATAATGAAATTGAAAGAGTTCCGTTTGACAAGTTGAAAGAAGATGTAGTTGCTTTAGGAATGAATTTCTGTGAAGCAGGTCATCAAGAACGTCTACAGGAATTAATTGCTGATTGTCTAGGTGAAGGAAATTCAGTACAGGAAGCGACAGAGAGACAGTATGAATCATTAGAAATCTTACTGGCTAAATTAGAAGAACAGAAACAGAAGTTAGGTGTAGCTTAGGCTACGCTTTTTTAGTTTGGAGGCAAATAGCTTGAGTAAAAGGAAATGTGTTATTTGCTCTAACTGGATAGAAAAAGGAGATGAGACGGTTCCTTATAAGAATCGTCTCGCCCATGTCCAGTGCTTTAATTCAATGATGAAAATGGCTGTAAAAAGCAATTCTGAGAAGAAAGCAGCTAAGAGTAAAAAGACTAAGAAAATTAATCCTAAGTCTACGGTCTTGGGAGATTGCTTGACAGAAGAGGAAAGCAAGCAAAAAAGATCCTTGATCAGTTATATTGAAGAGCTGTTTGGTGAAAAAGCAAACGCTAAGACATATACACAGATCAAAAATCTTATGAGAGATTATCCCTATTTTACTTATGTGGGATTGGAACAATCGATAAGGTTTTTCTATGAGATTAAAGAGAATCCGATTACTAATCAAGGTTTGGGAATAGTTCCCTATGTCTATGATCAGGCTCAGGAATACTTTAAGAATCTCGGCGAAGTACAGTCCCACAATGCTTCCATATCAAATGTAAATGAGTTATACACTCATAAAAAAGTGAAAATAGCACCACCTAAGATAGTGGAAGAAGAAAGTATAGAAAGAACTGGAGGTGGTTACGATTGGTAGGATTAATTAATAAGCGAGCCATTGTACAGGTGTTAGGCTGCTTATTAAATAAACCAGACCTGTTAGATACCTATTATATAGAAGAAATAGATGTTGACGAAGACTTTTATGTGTATATTTTGAATACGATTAAAGTTTTACATAAGCAAAATGTACCAGTGATTGATGCATTTGCAATTGATTCTTATCTATCGTCTTATGATGCTCAATATAAGATCTTTTCAATGAATAATGGTGTGGATTACATAGAGAACGCTAAGAAAATAGCTGTTCTTGAGAATTTTGAGTACAACTACAAGACTCTTAAGAAGTTCACATTATTGAGATATTACGATTATAAGGGAACTGATATTAAATTCATTTATGATCCAACAAAGTTGAATCCTGAGGATCAGGAGAGAGAGACAAGGAAATTAGATGAATATACAGTGGATGAGATTATCGAGCTTGTTGAGCTGGAAATGGTTACAAAGCCTAAGTTACATTTTAATACAGTTCAATCAGAACAGGGACAGTTAGCTGGATCTGGACTGAAAGAATTAAAAGAGAAATGGAAACAAGAGCCAGAGTTCGGTATTTCATTACAAAGTCCAACAATGAACACAATTGCCAGAGGAGCTCGATTGAAAAAGTTTTATTTGAGATCGGGTGGAACAGCTTCAGGTAAAACAAGAATGGCTGTTGGAGATGTTTGTACATATTCTGTACCATGGTTTTATGATACTTTCGAGTGCGAATGGAAATTTACAGGTTTCTCAGAGCCAGCTTTGTTTATCTCAACAGAATTAGAGGCAGATGAGATCCAGAGTATGATCATAGCTTTTGTAAGTGGTGTAAACGAATCTAAAATCTTGGATGGTAAATATTCAGGAGATGAAGAAGAACGTGTAGATAAAGCTATTCAGTTTATTGAAAGCGCCCCTTTATATATTGAACACATTGATGATTTTGATATTAATGATATTGAGAATCTGATCAAGAGATATAAAAAAGAAAAGGGTGTGCTGTATGTGAGCTTTGACTACATTCATACATCAGTAAAGTTGATCATGCAAATTGCCAGTATGTCAAAAGGAATGAAGTTACAAGAACATCAGATCTTATATATGTTTGCTATAAAGCTAAAAGAACTCTGCAATAAGTTAGGAGTACATATTGATTCAAGTACACAGCTTAATGGAGAGTATAAAAATGCAAGAGACAAAGATGAAACTCTCTTGCGAGGTACGGAAGTGCCTGTAACTCCTTATCCGTTTATCAGCGGGGTATTTTTAATAATGCTAACGGGGAAGTCTTACCATGTAAAGATGAAGATAATCCCGTGTCATGGCTACTAGGTAGCAGCGATGTATCGACTAACCCAGCAATGGGAGTAGGAGAGCTATTGATACGCTTTTCCAAACAGGGTTCTTACGGGAACGTAAGTAAGAGATAGTCAGCGCTCATAGAAATATGGGATTAACGTGGCAAAAAGTATAGCAGATAAGATAGATATAGGTATTATATCAATGCCTCCGACAAGAGAGGAACTCAAAGCAGTAGAACCGATCTTAGAAGACAGAGGCGTAACGATGAATCCAAACTTAATTTACCATATATATAAGGTAAGAAGAGGAAAGATTTCACGAGTTCGATTGTGGCTTCATGCAGATCTAGGTACATGTAGATCATATGATTTGTTTGTAACAAACAATGATAATGAGCTTATACCGGTCGAACAAATAACAATTGAAAATGTAGAACAGATTCTTGAAGATAACTCAGTAGAGCATGACGACATTCCATTAAATGAAGAAGAACACGATGAAGCTATTAAGCAGTTTTTCTTTTAGGAGGTGTTTGAATGCAGAGTTTAGACAAGGATTTGATCAAGGAGAGCTTAACACTTGATGATATTAGAGCAATCCTAAGAGATTTAGGGTCGGAAGAACCGATCTTAGATGATAAAGGAAATTTAATTGCTCAGACAATATGTCATCATGGAAGTAAATTTAAGCTGTATTATTATCCAGATTCTCGAATGTTTCATTGCTACACAGATTGTGGTGACTCATTTGACATTTATGAACTGGTAATTAGAAGCAAAAGAAGTGTAGGTATTACAATATCTTTTCCTCAAGCAGTGAGATACGTAGCAAATATATCTAATTTATTATTGTTTGAGAATGATGAGTTGGAACAATTCAAGGAACAGAAAATAGATGATTGGGGCTGGTTATCTAAGTTTACTCAGAAAGAAAAGAAATTTAGAAATCCAGGAGCAATCAGTGAGAATATACTTGAAATGTTTTGTTACAGACCTCATGAATTATGGATTAAAGACAATATTAGTCCAGAATCCATGAAGAAATTTGAAATTAGCTATTGGGGCAAAGAGAATAAAATAATCATTCCTCATAGAGATATTTGTGGAAATCTAATAGGTATCAGAGGAAGAAACTTAAATGAAGAAGAATTAGCAGCTGGACGAAAATATATGCCAATTACAGTGGAAGGAAAAACTTTGAAGCATAATTTGGGAGATACATTATATGGATTGTATCAAAACAAAGATGCAATTGTCCGATCTGGAAGATTGTTTTTGGTTGAAAGTGAAAAGTCTGTGTTGCAAATTGAAACAATGTATCCAGATTATAATTATGCATTGGCGGTTTGTGGATCAAATCTGACAGATCATCAATGTGAGATTATAAAAAGCTTAGGTGTTGATCGATGTTATATTGCTTTTGATAAGGAATATATCGATCACAAAAGCAAAAGAGCATTGCTGTACTATGAAAAATTGTGCAAGCTTGCTGAGAAACTAAATCCATATATGTCAGTTTACATGATTATGGATCGACAGAATTTACTTCAAGAAAAAGATAGTCCTTCTGATAGAGGGAAAGAAATCTTTGAAAAGCTCTTAGATGATAAGATTGAAGTAAAGCCAAAAGAGAGAAAGGAGTAACCATGAGAAGATTAGCATTTCTTGATTATGGTACAAAAGTAGTAGATACAATTACTGGTTATTGTGGTGTTGTGACTGCTGCTGCACATTATTATGACAAGTGCCCGAATCGGTATTACATTGAAGGTATCGACAGTACAGGGAGACCTTGTGGAGATTGGTTTGATGCAGAAAGATTAGAAGTAGAAGAGGAAGTAAACAATGATAGCCCAAAATGATTTAATTGAATTGATCAAAGACTCTGTAGTGAATATGACCAAAGATGAGGCAAAAGAGTCTGGGCTACCGCAGTTCAGTTATTCCAAACTTGATGTATTACACCAATGTAACAGAAGATATAAACTGAAATACGTAGACAAAAACTATTCAAAAAGTTCAACAATTCCTTTGGAATTTGGTAGTTTATTACATAGAGTTTTAGAAGAAAAAGGAAATATGATTCTCTCTGGGGAAGAAGTTGATTATGGAAAGCTTAGAGAGATGCTTAATGATGGGGTTCCAGATGAAGAACTCCTTGGAGTTAAGGGTCTTGCAGGTAAATATTTAATGGACTTCTATGAGGGAGATAATGCAACTGGAAGGAACTATCCTGAAAAGGCATACTTGTTTGAGACACAGGTATTGCTAAGTAGAATGGAATCAGAAGAATGGCATCCGATTTGTACGGAACAGCCATTCTTTTTTAGTTTCGATGGGAAAATCGTTTTACATGGATTCATTGATAGAGTGGATCAGGATGCAGACGGGAATCTAAAAGTTATTGATTATAAGACATCCAAGAAGGTGTTTTCAGAAGACAAATTGAAGACTCCATTACAGATGTTTATATATGATCTGGCCTGTTATGCATTGTTTGGTAAGATTCCAGTTGCTCACGAGTATGACTTTATTTGTATTGATCAACAGGTAACAGAAGAAGATGGTGTGTGTACAAAAGGCTATTTCAAGAGAGGACTTAAGAAATTGAGAAACCTTCTTGAACATGAGGAACAGATTACAAAAGATAATGATTTTGCTCCAAATGCAACTCCATTATGTTACTGGTGTGATTTTGCAGGTCATACACCGAACGCTGATCCGACATTGAAAGGTATGTGCCCTTATTATTCTTTATGGACACCCACCCAGAAGACGTTTAAGGTTAATGCTCGGTATGAAGAGAAACAAGATATTAGTTCAAATAGAAAGTTTATTTTCTAGGAGATAACATGACAGATTTAGAATTTTATTCATTACACAATCATACTGAGTATTCAAATATCAGATTAATTGATTGTATCAATAAGATTCCTATGTTAATCAAAAGAGCAGTTAAATTGGGCATGAAAGGAATTGCGATCACCGACCATGAAACATTAAGTGGTCATATTCAGGCAATGATTTATGTTCGTGATGAGAAAAAGAAAGGTAACATTCCCAAGGATTTTAAATTGATTCTTGGGAATGAAATCTATCTAGTCAATGGAACTGCAGATTACATAAAGGAAAATTTTAAAGCTGGAGATGGGAAGTTGTTTTATCATTACATTCTTTTAGCAAAGGATGAAATTGGACATAGGCAGCTTAGAGAATTGAGTTCAAATGCATGGGATAGATCTTTTCAAACAGGAAAAATGACAAGAGTTCCAACTGAGAAATCAGACCTTGAGAAGATCATAAGAAAAGAACCGGGTCATTTGATTGCATCGACAGCTTGCTTAGGCGGAGAGCTTCCTACATTGATTATGCAAATGGAAGAAGCTCAAAGTGAACTGGAAGTATATGAAACCAAATGTAAAATTGATGATTTCGTTCGATGGAACATTGATTTGTTTGGTGAAGATTTCTTTTTTGAAATGCAACCGGGAGCATCTGAAGAACAAGAAAAGGTTAATAAATGGTTACTTAAATTGTCAAAAGTTTATGGTATTAAGTGTATCATAACAACCGATTCACATTATTTATCTAAGAATTCTCAGATGATTCATAAAGCGTATTTGCAAAGTAAAGAGGAAGAAAGAGAAGTAGATGATTTCTATCAGACTACATATTTAATGGAAATTCCAGAAATGTACGATTACATGAAGTACTTTGACAAAGAAACTGTAGCAAAAGCTATCAACAATACAGCGATCATTGGAAACAAGATTAAAGAGTATTCATTAAGTTGTTCTACGATCGTCCCTGAAGCAGAAGTACCAAAATTTGAAGTAGAAAATTATTTTGAAAAATATTATCAGAGATTTACAACACTGCAGGAATACGCAAATAGCAGCAACATCTATGACAGATATCTGTTGTACTTAATTGAAAAGGGATATCAGAAGAAAGAAATTCATGCAAAAGTTCGCAGGAATGACTTTACCGAAGAGCAAAAAGTGGAACGAATAGCTATTGAATTACAAGAGATGGCATTAGTTACAGAGAAGATTAAGTCAAGTATTTCTTCCTATTATATATCAACCTTAGAACTAATCAATATCATGTGGGAAGAGGGAGATAGCTTAGTAGGAGTAGCCAGAGGATCAGTTACTGGTATGTATACAATGTATTTAATTGATTTAATACAAATGAATCCTTTAGATTGGGGATTGCCTCATTGGAGACATATTTCCCATGAGAAAGCAGAGTTATCGGATTTGAAAAAGTCCGCTTATATAGTGATATATATGACAAAATGTGGTGAACTTACAAATGTAAGGTGTGCGAAAGTGCTAACGGTATCAGTTAAATAAGGCAAGGCTCGAATACACTGACTAAGAGAACCTACGGTCTTGAAAGAGATAGCAGGCAATACCGTGCTAAGTAAAGAAGTGTAACGACTAAATTGGACAAACTTATAAAACTGTCCTAAGAGGAATAAGGTGAAAGTCCTTATCTGTAGTGCCACACACGAGAAATCCTTGTATAAGCAAGCCAATGGATTAACATTGGGTGATGAGATAGTCTAGTCCGTACAGAAATATCACGAAAGTGACGGTAGATCGGTTGATATTGATTCACAAAAGAATCGTAGAGAACAAATTATCTCTGCTGTAAAAGATCGAAAAGGAGAAAGAAGAGTATTAAATTGTTGTACATTCAAAACAGAAGGTAGCAAATCGGCTATTTTAACTTCATGTAGAGCTTTAGGAATTGATCCAGATACTTCTAGTTATTTGGCTGGAATGGTACCAGTAACAAGAGGTGCTACATGGAGTTTACATGATTGTATATACGGAAACGAAGAAAAAGAACGAGAAGCAGTGCCAGGGTTTGAGAATGAAATGAGAAGTCATGATCAATTACTTGACATTGCAATGGGAATTGAAGGACTAATTTGTGGAAGATCTATTCATGCTTCTGCAGTATATGTCTTTAATGAAGATTTTATTGCTCACAATGCTCGAATGAAAGCCCCAAATGGAGTGTTAACCACTCAGTTTAATATGGCTGATTCAGATGAGTGTGGTGGGTTAAAGATGGATTTCTTAACGATTGAAGCGCTTGACAAGATCCGCCTGACAATGGAACAGCTCATTGATGCAGGGTATATGGAATGGCAAGGATCTTTAAGAGAAACGTATGATAAATATCTTCATCCAGATGTTCTTGATTATGAAACTAGAGAAATGTGGGATTGGGTAGCAGAAAACAAAGTTGTGGATCTGTTCCAGTTTAATACACAGACTGGGTTACAGGCCGCAAGGCGTATCCAACCTCATAGTTTAGAAGAATTGGCTGCAGCAAACTCTATTATGAGACTTATGGTAACAGAAGAGGGAGCTGAACAGCCGATTGATACTTATATTAGATTTAAAAATGATATTGGCCAATGGTATGACTTGATGAAAACGAAGTATCATTTGACTGATCATGAAATTGAAATTTTAGAGAAATACCTCAAATCCAATTATGGTGTAGGTGATACTCAGGAAATTGTAATGGAAATCAGTATGGATAAAGAGATTGCTGATTTTAGTGTTGCTGATAGCAATAAGCTGAGGAAAAGTATTGCGAAGAAGAAACCAGCTTTACAGCAAGCAATGAAAGAGCAATTTTTTGAGAGAGGAAAAGAAAACCATGCTTCAGATAATCTGTTGAACTACGTTTGGAAAGAAGTCGTAGGGAAACAGCTTGGGTATTCCTTTTCTAAGAATCATACCTATCCATACAGTGCTATAGGATTGCAGGAGTTAAATCTTGCATACCATTATCCAATTATTTATTGGAATACAGCTTGCTTAACCGTAAATGCAGGAGCTGATGAAGAATCCAAAGGATCTAAGCAGTCCACAGATTACGGAAAAGTAGCAACGTCTATAGCACAAATGCAGAAGAGAGGTATTAAAATTCAAGCTCCACTGATTAACAAAGCGGAATTAGGATTTAAAGCCGATGAAGAGAACAATGCAATCTTATTTGCATTAAAGAGTATTTCAGGAATCGGTGATGATGTAGTAGAAATTATAAGACAAGCAAGGCCATTCGCTTCATTCGAAGATTTTTATGAAAGAATGGTTGCCACAAAGCTAGTCAAAACAGGTCAGATGATTCAATTAATTAAAGCAGGTTGCTTTGATGAATTTGATGAAAACAGAGTAGATTTACTTTATACGATCGTAAGATTATGTAAATGTAATCTAATCTCAAGTCTGACTAAATCACAATTGAATCGTATGCAGGAATTACAATTTATGTATCCAGAGCTTAATCTTATTCCAGATGAAGTTTTAGATGGAATTCAAGTATACAATTTCTCGCAGTATGTAAAAGAATTGAAAGTTGTAAAGAAATATATTGATCCGTCAAGAAAAATGTTGAAGTGTGGCTATCATGATGAAATCATTGAACTAGATGATAGAGCAATGCAATTTTTCATAAATCACTACACAGAAGATTCCATCTATGACGTTAAAGATGAACATTATTTGATTTACAAAAAGAAATTTAATAAAGAAACTGAAAAGAAATTAGAGCCTCTTAGAGAATATCTGGCTAATCCGAATACATTACTTAAGTATAATAAAGCTCTCGTGAAAGATGAAGCTAAGAAAGTGGTTACAGGAACCACTTCTCATATGGAAATGGAATCACTGTGTGTTTATGTACATGAACATGAATTGGCAGACCTTAACAGAGATGAATTTAATATTGTCAATTTCTTTAATCTTTCAGAAGAACCAGTAGTTGCATCTACGTATAAAAGAAAGGTTAAGAGGGTTGAGAATGGACAAGAGATTCAAGAAGTCAAAGAGTTTCCTAAGTATTTCATTAGTAAGATCTGGGGAACTGTCTTAGACAAGAATAAGGATCGACATACGGTTACATTATTGACCCCTGAGGGAGTTGTAAATGTGAAATATACCAAAGGGGCTTTCTTACATTATAACAAGAAGACCTCAATAGAAGAGTCTTGGTTCAAGAGAGGTCAAATGATAATGGTTACGGGGTATCGCAATGGCGATATGTTCAGATGCTATAACTATGGAGACACAATCTTCAAACATACTACATCATTGATTACAAACATCGGAGAGAAAGGAGTAGAGGTAATGACAGAAAGGATGAGAGAAGCATGAGATGTATAGGAAAAGCAGTTAAAACTATACATAGAAACAATGATTCTTATTTTACAATTGCTTCCTTTGATCTTGTAAAAGAGATTGATGGCGAGGTTGAAATTCATCCAATATATAAAACATTTACAGTAGTCGGTATCATGCCATATTTAATGGAAGATGCCGACTATGAAATTTCAGCTACAGAAGTAGAAAATAAGAAATATGGAAAGCAGTATCAAGTTAATTCGATCAATTTATATTTGCCAAATGGAATTGAAAGTAAAGAAGGTCAAAAAGAATTTTTAGATATTATCTTTACAAAATTTCAGGTAAAAGAAATGTATGAGGCATTAGATGATCCATACATGACATTGAAAGATGGTGATATATCTTCATTGGTCAAAGTTAAAAATTGTGGTATGAAGACAGCAGTTGCTTGGATTGATAAGTTCAAAACATATATGCCATTATCAAACGCAATGAAAGAGCTTAGTGAATACGGTTTGACAGAAGCGTTATTGAGAAGAATTGTAAATCATTATAAATCATCTGATATTGCAGTTGAGATTATTCAGAATAAACCATATAAGCTTATTGAAGTTAATGGTGTTGGATGGCACAAGTGCGATGAGATTGCTATGAAAGGTGGCTTAAAGCCCGATTCACCAGAAAGAATTGGTACTTACATATTATATTATCTCCAAGAGAGAGCGAATGAGGGATATTCATATATTCCTGCAGATGCTAATACAGAGATAGAGAATGGTATTGTCTCAAAAACTCAAAAGCCAATCAATTTTATTGATACAATGATAGAGTTTTTTGGAGATGATATTTCAGATGAGGCCCTAAAGGGTGGTTTAGATTATGTAAATGATCAACTATGGTTTAGTGACGATCGTAGGTTTGTAGGACTAAAAAGGATCTACGATCTAGAGATGAGCGTTGCTGAGAACCTAATTAGGATAAGAGATGGAGAAAACGATTTCAAGTATTCTAATTGGAAAGACATCATTAAGCAAAAGGAAATTGATCAAGGTTGGGAGTACAATGAACAACAGATTGAAGGTATTAAAGCAGTCTTAGAGAATCAAGTAGTTGTTATCACAGGTAAAGCTGGTACTGGTAAATCATCAATTGTAGATGCTATGATCGCTGTTTTACAGGGTTATTCATATGCACAAACGGCCTTAAGTGGACGAGCTGCAGCAAGAATGGCTGAAATTACACATGAAGAAGGATATACAATCCACCGTTTATTAGGATTCCCTAAAGGGGATCGTGATCACGGTGGTTTTGTTTTTCACGAAGATAATAAATTACCAAGAGATATTATCATTCTTGATGAAGTGTCAATGGTAGACGGAGAATTGTTTAACAGACTTGTAAAAGCAATTAAAACAGGATCAAAGTTAATCATGTTAGGAGACACAGGACAGCTTGAATGTATTGGTTGCATGAATATAGCGGCTGATTTAATTGCATCAAAGGAAATTGTTTCTATTGAATTAAGCCAGATCCATAGGCAGGCTGCTAATTCAGGAATTATTACAGAGAGCATAAAAGCCAGAAAGGGTATTCAACTTATTGAAAAAGATTGGATTGGAACTGAGGTTAGAGGTAAACTTAATGACTTGGTTTTAGATTGCTTCTCAGATAAAAGTAATACGTTTTATAAGGTAATGCAACATGCTTCATCCGAACTTGAAGATGGAACAGACATTATGGATCTTATGGTAATTGCCCCATCTTATAAAAATGAGTCGGGTGTAGACAATTTAAACGCAGCTTTACAATCGCTGTACAATCCAGATAGTTCTGAAAAGAAGGAAGTGTTTGTACAAAAAAGTTCTAAAGCTTGGATACTTCGTGAGGGAGATAAGATAATCAATGTGCAGAATGATTATTATGCAAAGAATAAATTTACTGCAGGAATCTTTAATGGAAACATAGGAGTTGTTAAAAACATTGATATAGATGCTAATACAATTGCTGTTGATTTTCAGGATATTCCGGGAATTATGATTCTTCCAAAGAAAAACTGGAAAGATTTAGAACTAGGATATGCAATCACTTGTCATAAAGCACAGGGATCTCAGTGTAAGAAAGTAATTGTTGGGCTAGATTTTGGATCATTCATACAACTTTCAAGAGAATGGGTATACACAGCAATGACAAGAGCTATTGATAAATGTTATATGGTTGCACAAAACAATGCCCTTAGATATGCAGTAAGCAAGAATAGTATTTCTGTAAAGAGAACTCATTTAGTAAATCTGTTGGCCTATAAAGCCGCTAATAAATTTTCATTTTAGAGAGGTAATTGTATGAATTATCCCTGAAGAAGTTCTTGTATATGATCCATTTTGTATTGCTCTAGTATATGATGTCTCATATAAAGAAGTACAAAAAACATTTAATAACTATATTAAAAAATATGGAAATATGCTTTCTCGTAGAGAAATATATGATCTTGTTTACTCATATGTAAATCTACACAAGGAAGATATGAAATAATTAAATATTTAAGCAAATTAGAGCTCGATGTAAATACATCGGGTTCTTTTTAATTTACAAAGAAAAGGAGAAGAAACATGACAACAGAAACAAGAATCACATTACTAAAAAGCAGAGTGGAACTTTTAAAGAGTAGAGGTACTCAGTGTAGTAGAATCATTGCTAAACTTCAGAGAAAAATTAGAAATCTGGAGGGTTGCGTAAATGATTAAGATTGAACATCCAGTATTTCCAAGTCCAGAGCAAATGGATTTTATTATAGAAGGTATGCGTAACCCTATGGACAGTCATAAATTAAGCGATAGTTTTAAATGTACAGACACTAATGCGTGTCAAGACTGCCCCTCAAATGGCGGAGATAGATGCAGATCTTTCAGTCCTATTGGGGGGATGACTTTAGGAGACAAAGATTTTGCTTTAATGGGGAAATTAGCAAAGGCAGGTAGCGATCATAGAAAGTATCTCCGAATGATGCAGGTGGGAGTAAGAATTACAGCACCCTTGTATTTTTATAAAGAACTAGATACATACAAGGTTGGTACAGTATGTAATTCATGTAGCACAATGCATAAAATCCAAGCGAAAGAATTTACATTAGATGATTTTAGTTGTGAGCATTTATATTTCAATCCAATTTTGTGTAATATCGAACATACTATTAAATTGTTAAACGAATGGCGAGTTTTATTTAATTATACGGACGAGCAGCGTAAAGATTACTTTGAACAGAATGGACATCCAAGAGTATTAACCAAAAAAGAATGTTGGTGGCAGATGATTCAGTTGCTTCCATCAAGTTATAATCAAACACGAAATTATACATTTACATACGAAAATTTAATCAACATCTACTTCGCAAGGAGAAATCATAAATTGGATGAGTGGAGAATCTTCTGTCAGTGGATGTTAGACAATGTGCCATATTTCAAAGAATTAGTAGATTACATAGAAAAAGGAGACAACAAAGTGAGCAAAGGAATTAAGTTTAGTTACGTAGGAAAAGATGAAAAAGTAAAATCATTAAAAGAGTTCTTCTCAGCAGAAGGATTTAAAGTACCAGATGAGGAATTAGCTGCAATGACTGTAGAACTCCCTAAGAGAGCTACAAAAGGATCTGCAGGATATGATTGCTATAGTCCAATTGGTTTCTGCTTAGAACCTGGACAGGAAATTAAATTACCTACATTGCTTAAGGCATATATGCCTCAGGATATTTTCTTAGGAGCTTATCCAAGAAGTGGATTAGGATTTAAGTATTATGCAAGATTAGCTAACACAGTTGGTATCGTTGACAGCGACTATGCTGATAATGAAGGCAATGAGGGTCATATCTTTGTAAAGATCAGAAATGAAGGAGACAAGCCTATGAGTATTAATCCGGGAGATGGTATTTGTCAGTTTATTTTCCAGAAGTATTTTACAACAGAAGACGATGAAGCTGAAGGAACTAGAGAAGGCGGTTTTGGTAGTACAGATAAATAGGAGGCCTTATGGACAATCATGAAAGAAATGATATCCATATAGGCTGTGCTATGGCTCTAGTTTTAGGAATCATTTGGATATTAATCTGGTTTGCAATCTATTCTATATTAGCAGCAGGAATGTTGTGGGTACTTACATTGATTGCACCAACTGTTACATTTTCAATTAAATTTATACTTATAGTCGGAGTGTTGTTGGCAATCCTTCGATTTATTTTGTAAGAAAGAAGTGATCAAGTGCTCAAGATTAAAAAGGCACATAAAGACAAAGATGAATGGATTTTATACAATCCAGACAACTTTGCATTACATACACATTGTAGGAGTTTCAGGGTCGCTTTGAGCATTAAAAAGAATGTAGAGAAGAAGCGATTACCAAGAAGCAGGAATTTAAGGACATTAGAGAGTCACAGGAGAGTAACAGGTAATCGCAAATACATTCGTCAATTGGATGCACTAATAGAAGAAGTTAAAAGTGAGAAAGGAGAAAAAAAGAATGATAATTGCTAGCGTAATTAATATTATTGCAATTCTAATCTGGATTTCACTTATTGGATCGGGAGCTTATTTAATGCATACAGGTAAAAAATTAGGAGACAAAGAAAAACGAGAAAAAGGTCGTAGAACCGTCACAACAGGCTGTGTCTTTTGGTGCATTTATTATCCAATTTCAATCATTATTAGATTATTAGGAGGATTCTAATGAGTAAAGAAACAATTAAAATGTTTTGTATTCTTATATGGGGTTGCACTTTTATCCCCGGACTCTTTATTGAACATAAAGGAGATGTAAAAGGTGATATAAAATTGTCAACGATAGGTGCATTCCTCAGAATGATTGGAAGCATTTCACTATTTGTTGCGGTATTAATGAATTTTTAAGAGGAGAGTCAAATGAGTAAAGTATTATTGGTTCTACTTGGAGAAAGTGGAACAGGTAAAACAACAATTGCCAACAGACTAAAACAGAAATATGGTATGAAAGAATTACCAAGTTATACAACTCGACCTAAAAGAAAGGAAGATGAAGAAGGACATACATTTGTTTCTTTGGGAGAGTTTATGTTATTGAAAAATAAAGTTGCAGCGAACAAATATAGAGGTAATTTCTACTGTGCAACTAAAGAGCAGGTAGAAGAGTATGATACATATGTATGCGACTGTGAAGGTATTAAAATGCTTAAAGAAACTTATAAGGGAGATAAAAAAATCATTGTAGTCAGATTGACTTGTCCTAGAGAAGAAAGAAAACGACGCATGGAAAAGGACAATAGATCACCACAAGAGATTCTTTTAAGAGATTCAAAAGACCCTGTAGAGTTTCAGTATGCAGATATGTTAGCGGATTACATGTTAGACAACGATAACCTTGAAGAAACTGTTGATGCTGTTCGTTATATTTACGAGAAAGAATGTGAGGAAGGCTAATGGAATACATAGTAGAATATCGTGCCGTTCTTAAAGAAAATAAGAGTGGGAATATTTTAGTAGAAATTCCAGATTTGCATATGTTTTGTTATGGATCATCTATGACAGAGGCCATGGACGAAACAGAGAGATGTATTACAGAAGAGTGTATTGAGAGGCTGAGGAATAATCAGCCTCTTCCAATGGTTACAGTTAAAAAAGAAGATCTGGATTCTTACATATTGAAAAATTTTGAACAGACAATGGTGATTCCAATGTTTGTGAAATTTGATTATACAAGACCTACTGAGATTGCAGATGTTAAAGAAAAGGCTGCTTCTTTAGGGGAGAGTGTTAAAAGATTAGGTTCTAAACTGAAAAAGTTATATGAGATTAAAAGAGATACTCGGAAGTTGAAGAAAAAATTACATAAAGAATCTGAACAAAATCTTAAAGAGATGAAACAGATCTTTGATGAATGGCATGGAATTATTGACAAGGATATTAAAGGATCTAAAGGGAGAGTAGATGAAATTTTAGAAGAACTTAAAAATGTAGAAGATTTTGATAAGGAGGAATAAACAGTGCAGGTAGTTAAGAGAGATTGTTCTTTAGTAGATTTTGATAGGACAAAAATTTATAATGCCATTATGAAAGCCATGAAAAATGGATCAGGAATTGTTAAGTCTGATGTTGCAGAACAGATTGCAGAAGAAATTGAAGCAGAATGTAGAGAAAAAGCAGATGATGTTGATATTTCTACAATTGAATCAAGAGTATTTTTAAAGTTAATTGAGAAAGATCAAGGACTTACAGCTAAAGCATACGAAGGGTATAGGAAAGTAAGAGAATTCCAGAGAGAAAATAATACCATAGATGATGAAATTTTTCGTTTGATCGAAGATTGTGATGATTACATTAAAGATGAAAACGCAAATAAAAATTCAGTTTTAAATCCTACAAAAAGAGATTACATAGCAGGATCAGTTAGCAAAGATGCGACAGTAAGATATTTGCTTTCTCCAGAGATTGTACAAGCACATAAAGAGGGAATTATTCATTTCCATGATACAGATTATTTTATTCAAAAGATGCACAATTGTGGATTAATTAATTTAGAAGACATGCTTCAGAATGGAACAGTGATCAGTGAAACATTGATCGAGAAGCCACATTCTTTTTCAACAGCCTGCAATATATCAACACAAATTATTGCTCAGGTTGCAAGTTCTCAATATGGTGGACAGAGTATTTCATTGGCTCATTTGGCACCATTTGTAGAAGTTAGTAGGAAGAAAATACAAACAGAAGTTGAAAAAGAATGGGAAGGAGTTATTGTTGATGACAAAGAAGAACGATTAAGAAGGATTGTATCCGATAGATTACGTTTAGAGATTAAAAAGGGTGTACAAACAATTCAATATCAGCTAGTGACTTTAATGACAACAAACGGGCAATCACCTTTTATTACAATCTTTATGTATTTAAACGAAGCAAGAAACGAACAAGAGAAAAAAGATCTTGCCATGCTTATTGAAGAAATGATAGTACAACGAACAGAAGGTGTTAAAAACGAAGATGGTGTATTTATTGCACCAGCATTTCCAAAATTAATTTATGTCCTAGAAGACGATAATTGCGATGAATCTACAGAGTATTGGTATCTGACAAAATTAGCAGCCAAATGTTCTGCAAAAAGATTGGTTCCAGATTACATCTCTGAAAAGGTTATGAAAGAGTTAAAAGGTGATGTTTATACTTGCATGGGGTGCAGGTCGTTCTTAACACCCGATCGTTTCACAGACAAAGGGATTGGCAATATTGCACGCGCAAAAAATTATGATCCTAAAGAACATAAATATTATGGAAGATTTAACCAAGGTGTCGTTACTATTTCACTTCCCGATCTTGCATTTTCATCTGCGGGAAATTTTGATACTTTTTGGGAACTATTCGAAGAGAGAACAGAATTGTGCCATAAAGCTTTAAAAGCAAGACATCAACGACTACTTGGAACGAACTCTGATGTTGCTCCTGTTTTATGGCAGTATGGAGCTTATAGTCGATTGAAAAAACATGAGCCAATTGATAAGTTACTTTTTGACGGATATTCAACAATTTCTTTAGGGTATGCGGGGCTATATGAGTGTGTAAAATTTATGACCGGACATTCTCATTCTGAAAAAGAGGGTGAGGAATTTGGTTTACAGATTATGCAAAAGTTAAATGATAAATGTACCGAATGGAAAGAATCAGAGAATATTGATTACAGTCTTTATGGAACTCCATTAGAGTCAACGACATATAAATTTGCAAAATGTTTAAAAAATAGATTCGGTGATGATATTTTTGAAAAGTTAGATGGAAGAGATAGAAACTATATCACTAATAGCTATCATATTCCTGTGTTTGAAGAAATAGATGCTTTTGAAAAACTTAGAATAGAATCTAAATTTCAAAAACTATCTCCTGGTGGTGCAATTAGCTATATTGAAACGCCCAATATGGAACACAATGTAAGTGCTCTATTAGAAGTTATTAAATATATGTATGATCATATTATGTACGCCGAAATTAACACAAAAAGCTGCTATTGTGAAGAATGTGGCTATTCTGGTGATATTCCACTGGTTGATGAAGATGGGACACTCAAGTGGAAATGTCCTCAGTGCGGTAATGAGGATGGATCAACAATGGATATAGCCTTTAGATGCTGTGGCTACGTCGGCACATCTAAAAATGGCGGCAATCAGGGACGATATGGAGATATTCATGATCGAGTTTATCATTTAGACGATAAGGAGTTTTAACAATGAAATACGCAGCAATAAGGAAAATGGATATTAGTAATGGAGAGGGACTTGGTGTCTCTCTCTTTGTTCAGGGATGTCATTTCCATTGTAAAAACTGTTTTAACAAAGAAACATGGAATTTTGATGGTGGCAATGAACTAACTTTTAAAGAAATTGAGGAACTATTGCATCAGTTATCAAAGCCTCAATATACAAGATTGAGTATTCTTGGTGGTGAACCATTGGCGAAAGAGAATATTGATGACGTTTTTGTCTTGTGTAAATTCGTCAAACAGTTTATGCCAGAAAAACAAATCTGGGTATACAGTGGATATACAATAGAAAATATGGGATTTCCTAATTTTCATGACATTGATCAATTAAAACGATTTAATGTTTTATACCATACAGATGTTCTTGTAGACGGACAGTACGTAGATGAGCTAAAGAATATGTCTTACCCCTGGGCAGGATCAACCAACCAGAGAGTCATTAATGTACAGGAGTCATTAAAGAAAAATGAGGTAGTACTATGGAGAAAATCATAATAGAAATTTTAACCATCTTAGGACGAAGTGGCGTTTTTGTTGCCTTGTGTTTTGGTGTTCAGATAATTATTTGGATAATTGTTGGGATAGTGAAAGCTATAAAAAAAAGAAGTATAAAAGCATTCCAACATATAGTATTTGATGACAAATGGGGAGCCCCTATGTGTTGGAGAATAATGGCTGCAAGTACATGTTTTTCAGTTCTTATGTATTTTATTATTAATGCTATTGGATAGAAAAGAGGTGATTCTATTATAGATATAAGTTTTGATCATCGCCAAACAGAAGAGCTCTTGTGGAAAGAAGCAATGGCAAAGCTTCATAAAATATCAACAGAAGAAGTAGATTCATACGTAGATCAATGCCATAAAAAATATGGAAACCTACTTACTTTAGACCAACAAAGAAATTATATAAGAGCTGCCATTGAGGCTGATCATCCCTTCCAGTATTTCCAATTTACTGGAAGGATTTTTCGTTTTAGAAGAAGTAATTTATTCTGGCTTCCCAATGTCCCTAGATGGTTTCGCAAATTTTATAGAGATGAAAAATGTGAGATTTATGAACATATACACACTTCAAAGATGAAACAATTCGGCTATATTTATTTCTTATTTTCTGAGAAAAAAGGTTGTGACAAAGATGACTATATAGTTAATATTGATCCTTGTGGGATAATGGCAATTCCTAAAGAGTTGTTTGAAAAATGTTATAACAAAAATGAAATAGCTTTATATGCATATTGCATAATGCAACACTATGATGCTTTAAAAAATAAATGGAAATGGTAGAAAAGGAAGGTGACCAAATGGAGTCAAAAACATCTAAAGAAAGATGGATCTATACAATCGCAGAGCTTTACGGAGTTTCAGTAGGAGATATTCAATTTATGTTAAATAAATGCATAACGATGTATGGGAATAGGCTTGATTTCGAATATCTTAAAAAATACGTGAGAGCTATTTTAAGGAAAATTGTTCCTATAAGGTATTTTCAATTTACTGGGAAAGTTTTTAAAGACGGATGGAGAAACATTTATCTTCCAGAGATTCCTATATGGTTTCAACACTATAACACCAATTTAGATAAATGTGTCATTTCTGAAAGTAGGAGTGTGTACGATGATTTTGGAGAATGTGTTCATGTAAGAGGTTATATATATTTTAAAAATTCTCGAAAAAGAACATGCATAGAAGATGATTATATGGTCGATATAAGACCATTCGGAATCATGTCGGTTCCTAAAAGCGTATTTGAAGACTGTTATGAAAAGGATGAAATAGCCCTATATAAATATTGTCAAGATCAGTATGATCTCGGTATGGACTGGTAGGTAAAGGAGTGAACAGGATGGTAACAACGAGAACATTAGTAGATGCCACAGGCGCCAAAATAAATATAAACTGGGGAGCATTGAGGAGAGACATCTTTATTTCTTCGCTGATAGCGGAATACAATGTTTCTGCAGGAAAGATAAAAAACATTTTTGATCAATTAAATCAAAAATATGGAAATCTTTTTACAGAGGAACAGAAAAAAGATTACGTAATTCAATTCTGTAAAAACACATACGACCATTATTACCCTCATCCTTGGGGCGAAACATATTTAGGCAGAAATGATGTTATTAGTACAGGAACAATAACATGTGATCGCTTACAATGGACGGATGGCACTAGCACCATATGGGGTTAAAAGGAGTGATAGGATGAATGAAGAATGGGTAAACAAAAATATGAGTATTCGAGAAGCTAGAATTTGGTTAATGTTTTTGGAATACGAATGTCCTAAAGATAAAATTGAAGAACTATACGGCCAAGTGGACAAAAGATATGGGAATAATTTAACAGAGAAACAAAAATTTGAATATGTGTCTCATATTTTGCAGAAAACAAAAGCTAAGCAATCAATTCGTGATGATTTAGCTACTGTTTGTTACGCAAGTGATGGGTCAAAAGCATTAGTAATAAGGAACCCATTTGAAAGTTTTTCTGATGCAGCCCTTGAAGTTTTTAGTCCTATTATAGGAAAGGTGATCAAATATGACTAACAGGGAATTTGGAATACATTTGTTAAGTATCAGCAATAGAGAACCTGTATTTAGAATTAGAGATATGTTTAACCAAGTAGATTTCAAGTACGGCAATGTACTATCTGAAAATCAGAAGTTTAAATACGTAGCACGAACACTGGAGAGGAAAAGATTTAAACAGTTAACTTACGATGACTTAAATCCCATTTTCTTTGAAACAGCCAAATCAAGAGGTGTTACATTGGCTCATACAGATAGCTTAGACGAAGAAACAATTAAAAATTTAGGATCTTTTTTAACTGATGCAATGAAAGATGGAGAACTATTTCAGGTTATGAGCGAGGTGATCAAATGATTAAGATTCTTAAGCAAGGAAACATAGGGCAAGTTGAATGTGGTAACTGCAAAGCTTTGCTCCAATACCAAGACACAGATGTTCGCCATATGGGTTTTACAATACAAGGAGAAGATTTTTGTAACAAATATGTTGTTCGCAACTTTATTATTTGCCCTCAATGTCAGAAAAGAATTGATTTAGGTACAAATGAGGTGATTAAATGATTAAGATCCTTAAACGAGGAAGGGCTACAGAGCAAGTTGAATGTCCTGAGTGTGAAGCATTACTTCAGTATGGAGATATTGATATTCAACATTTAAAATATTTAGATAGAGATAAAGATATTCTGGAAGTTGATCACCTTGTATTTTGTCCCCAATGTGGGAGAGGAATCAATGTAAGAGCAAAAGAATATATAAAAGGAGAAAAGGATGCTACAAACACAAAACAATTGTCACATTAACACAACAACAAGAACAATCTTTTTAGGAGATGATATAGATGAGAAGTCCATGAGTTATATTCAATTTTATCTATTAGAATTGATTCATGCAGATGATGAAAAAGACTCTAAGGAAAAAGATTTTAAAAGAGAGCCAATCAAAATGTATATAAATTCTCACGGTGGCAGTGTAGATAATATGTGGGGGCTTATTGATATTATGCTACATAGTAAGACACCAATTCATACATACTGTACAGGATATGCTTATAGTGCAGGTTTTAAAATCTTTTTGGCAGGCTCTAAAAGATATTGTTATAAACATTCAATGTTCTGTTACCATCAGCTGTCCAGTTGGATTGCAGGGAAATATCAGGATCTTGTAGAAGAAAGAGAGTTTGTAGATACTCGACAGAAAGAAATAGAAGATTATGTAGCTGATAGGACTAATATGACAAAGAAGCTTCTGAAAGATATTAAAATTAAGAAAAAGGATTTTTACATACGAGCTGAAGATGCAATTGAGTATGGAATTGTAGATGTAATTTTATAAAGAATGAGGTGATTAAAATTAGAATCATTAAATATTTTATTGAATGGTACAAATTTGAAAGCATATTTGGTACAACGAGATTAAAGTGTATTGTCAAATCTTTCAAGTATGCCGTTACAAATACTGGGTGTGATTTTAATAATTGGTTATTCGACAAAGGTATTAGGAAAACACATAGAAAAGATGAATTTAAATTTTGATCAGCTCCTCTCTTAATTGAGGGGGCTTTTTTAGATTGGAGGATTTTATCATGAATAAAAGACAAAGGAAGAAATGGTTAAAGCAGCACAATAAATATTTTGATCCAAGAGAGACTTGGTCATTAGATTGGACGATAGCAAAATTCGTATATCCAAGACTAAAAAAATTTAAGAAAGAGAATATTGGGTTTCCACATGAATTTAAGACAATTGATGAGTGGAATGAGATTTTAGACAAGATGTTATTTTCTTTTAAAGTATTGAAAGAAGATTGTGTAGGATTGGAAATTGATTTTGATGATCCAAATTGGAAAAATGAAATTGATAAAACAAATGAAAGAATTCAAGAAGGATTAGAGTTATTTGGAAAATATTTTAGAGACTTATGGTGGTAAATAGGAGGATTTTATGGAGATTAATTGGACACCGGTAACAGAAAAGTTGCCAGAGCTGACAGGAGTATTTTATGAAGAAGAGTTTCTTGTATCTGTAAAGATCGGAGACGTAAAGTTCAGAGAGATTGCCAGATTTGATGGAGAAGAATGGCACAATGTCTTATTTGATTCAGAAGATGTTGTAGCTTGGGCACCATTGTTACCAGTATACGAAAATTAAGCAAAGGAGTGGTTTTATTTTAAGAAAGAGATTATTAGCTTTAGGATTATTAGCAACTGCAAATATAACATTAGGATTAGGTTTACAAAATTGTAACGCTGATGAGCAGCATCCAGAAATGCTTCAGGAAGCCCTTACAGATGTTGATCAACACTATGATAAATGCAAGCAAGCAGATGAACAAAAGAGGATCGCTATTGAAAAGAAACGACAGGAGAAGCTTAGAAGAGAGCGTATCCGTAAAGAAAAGAGAGAGAATACTCCAATCTATATGGGACGATTTAAGATTACCTATTATTGGATCGGGGAAGACAACTGGGGATACAAAACAGCTCTTGGAGTGAGAAGTAGCAGATTCTATACGGTTGCCGTAGATCCCGATGTGATTCCTTTAGGATCAAAGATTATTATTGGACATGATATTTATTGGGCTGTTGATACAGGAAGTAAAGTTAAGGGTAATATTATTGATATCTTTTCTGAAACTAAACTGGAAGACATGTACCATGATGATGTGTGGCTCGTTAGAAAAGGATCAAGCGAACGTCTTGCTTTGAAATATAGACATAAATAAAGGAGAAATATGCTAAAAGAAAAATCTTGGGAAGAGTTTAAAGAAAGTGGAATGCTATGGTGGATTAATACTATGCTACATACATTTGGATGGGCTATTGTTTATGAAACTGACGAAACAGGCAATATTATCAGAGCATATCCTGCAAGATGTAAATTTAGAGGATTCAGCGAAAATACGAATACAGAAGGTTATCAAAAGATCAGTAAATATATGCTGGACAATGCTGAAGAGTTGTTTAAGGAGGCGAATGAATGAGTAGTAAAATCGCAATTTTGCGTCCATCAGGAGATGAGCTTTCTCCACCTCCTAAAGTATTAGAGCTACTTAACAAAGCGTATATAGACTTGTCAAAAATAAAATTGGAGAGAACTAATATGACAACAAACAATAACACAACAACACTTATAATTAAAGAAAGAGGAGAAGGTAAAACAACACAACTGCTTTACACAAGTGCAACAACACAGTATCCGATTATTGTACAGAATAAATTACAGATTAGGTTTTTAGTAGACAAAGCATCAGAACTTAAATTAAATATTCCTACTCCTATGACAGTAGAAGAATTTAAGGGTACACGAGATATGTCAGAAAACCATGTCCTGATAGACGAGGGATATGACTTGATCGGAGAAGCTCTGAGTGCTTACTTAGGAGCACCTGTGGTAGCAGTAACCTTAACAGATAAAATTAAAGAAAGAAACAATTAGATAGAAGTAACAGGAAACCGGGAGAGTCGTTTGACTCTCCTTATTTTTATGCAAGAAAGGAGTTTTTACATGGCAGAATCAATGAATAGTGAAATGTTGAATTACGCCATTGAGCAGGGTATAATTGATTTATCGCACATACAGGATGCAGTAAATATGAATAAAAGAAAAGAAATTTTAGAGCAGCATCCGTATAGTATCTGGGAAAGTAAGGATGGCAAATGGCATACCTACCTTCCTGATGAGGAAAAAGGTAGAGTTCCCAGAAGGCGGAATACACGAGAAGCAATTGAAGATGTAATTGTTAGATACTATGAAGAACAGGAAAATTGTACATTTGAATATTGGTGGGGACAATGGGTTGAGAAGAAAAAGAAATTTGGTGTAGTAGAAAATACTATATACAACTATGAGCGAGATTATGAGAAATATTTTCAAAACAATCCATTCTCTCAAAAAGATATTCGAGATATCACAGAAGATGACATAATTGAATTCATTGTAAACCAAATTAAAAAGTACAACCTGGGTGAACCATCAGCAAAAAAATTAATAGGATATATCTGCGGAGTTTTTAAAAATACTCGAAGAAAGAAATTTACTAAAGAAAATGCTTGTGAATTTATAGAAACTAAGGATTTTATGAAACGCTGTGGTAAGATAGCACAACCAATAGAACAAAGAGTTTTATCTCCTGAAGAATGGGAAAAATTTGCTGAAGAGGTAAAAAAACGACAAAAGAAAGATCCTATGAACATGTGTCTTTATGCCATAGAATTAGCTATGTATACAGGTATGCGATTAGGAGAACTTTGTGGACTTATGTGGGAAGACGTTAGATATGATTTAGATTGTATCGTCATTCGTCACAGCGAGAAGATGAATAAAAAAACAAGACAGCGGTATATCGCAGCCACAAAAACAAGCAAAGAGAGATTGTTTCCTCTCACGCCTCCAATTAAAAGATTATTCGCTAAAGTTAAGAAAGAACAAATGAAAAACAATTGTTATGGAGAATTTGTATTTACGGATCAAATTGGTAAAATCTATGACTCTTTAATCCAAAGCAATGTTGTACGTTGTTGTACAGCAGCAGGGATACCAAGGAAAAGCATACATGCTATCAGAAGAACTTTAAATTCTAAGCTTAGAACCGATGGAATGTCTGCTGTTGTTGCAGGGTCTTTATTTGGACATTCTTCTCAAGTAAATAACAAGAACTATACTTACGACATATCTAATATGGAGTACAAAAAGAAAGCTTTATCAAGAGCTTATAAGGTAAAATAACCAGTTTTGATACCCTAAGATCAAAATTATGATACAAATCTAACTTAAATCTGATACCTCAGTTGATACCCTTTTGATATCTAAGGGTTGAAACCCACGTATTTATGCGGGTTTTGAAAATAATGTCATGAAATAATACTGACAAACTATAAATACTGACAACAAAATGTCACTATTGAATGTCGTCAAAACCATCATATCAATCGCTTGTCCAAATCACCTATTGTATATATAATAATACGTGAAAGGGGATGATACAGA